AAAGATGATTGCATCAGTTGTGCCGATGCTGTCATAAACACCTGAAGTAGCCGCTGCGATGGTGGCTGGAGAAGTTTGAACCGCTGAAGTGCCAGTGTTGACCGAAGCCATGTACAGGTTGGCAGTGCCGCTGCTACCGATGGTAACGCCGCAGTTTGATGCGCCTGTCAAGGCAACATTAACTTCAAGTCCGAAGCGAACAATCTTAGCGCCAGCAGGTAGCACAAACATTTGTTGTGCTGTGGGGCTTGCCAAAATGACCGACGTAGGAGCCGAATAAGTTTGGGCAACGATAGTTGCGCCCAAATTGCGGATAGTGCCAGCGGTAGAGCCAGTTGTGTTTTTAACAGTGCCCAACAACCAAGGGCCTAAATGCGTTGCGAATCCCATAAGAATATCTCCATGCGTTATAGCGTATCAATCTGCATGAGGTCAGCCGGACCTGTTTGATACACCGAAATTTCCGGTTAGTTAAATATACACCAAAAGAAAAGGGAGCACAAGGCTCCCTTCTCAGTCTTTCTTAGGACGAACCGGGCGAACCGAACATTCCTAATGGGTCAGACCAGCCGAACGAATAACGCTCGCGTGCCTTGTAGCGCACGTTGCCAGTATCGAAGTCACCGTCCATGCTGTTTTGCAGCGGAGTACGGATAAAGTGCTTCAAGCCGTTAGGCACATCAGTAGTCAAATACCAACCGCTTGTATCGGTCAAATAGTTGTTAACTGTGTAGCCTTCAGGGATTGAACCATTGTTCTTCAACGCGTTGACATCGTTGTCAGTAGTGCCAACACGGAGGCTGGTTTCTAACAAACGAGTAGCAACGAACTGGAGTGCTGGTGGAATAATCAACTTCTTAGGCTTTGCAGCGATCAATAGACCACGCTCATCAGTCCAAGCTGCGATTTGAATAACGGCGGCTTCCAAAGAAGTCTCGTTCAAATCAGCCGCTGTAGCTGGGCGATTACTATTAACGCCACCACCAGTCAAAGGATGAGAAGTGCTGAACAGAGCAACGCCATCACCGCCAACATAGGAAGCGCTGAAGCCGTTGTTCAAAACAGAAGCTGCTTTGATTTGCTTGGTGTAAGCCATAGCACGAGCCAAACCTTTGGTATAGCGGGCTGACAAAGAATCGTAGAGGTTATCTTCGATAGCTTCTTCAGTGATCGCAAAGCCCAAGGCGATGGTTTCGTGGTTGTAGCGAGTTGTAAATGCCTCTTGTGCATTGTCATAAGCGATGGCAGAACCCTCGTTTTTGACAGGTGCGGCAGAGAAGCCAGACAGTTTGGTCTCTTCTTCGAACGAACGCTCAGAAGTTTCTGTTTCGTAAATCTCTTTATGCTGCTCGCCGTAGCGTGCATACTCAAGACCGAACAAAGCATTAAGACCCGGAAGGAGTTCCTTCAGTAGTTGTGCGCGTGAAATAGCCATGATTTATGCTCCTTATGCGCCAGTGGCAGAGTAGTAACCATGCAGTGCTTGGTTAAACTTAACCAAAACTTCTGGATACTGGGTGAACACAATAGTGGACGCGCTAGGAATAGCCGTAACAGCGCCGGGGACTGCAATCGCAGCGTTAATCGTAACTGACGTTGCAGCGGCTGCCGCAGCGGTGGTTACAAAAGAACCTGTTTGAATGATTTGTCCATTTGCTGCAACGTAGGCTACATCTGTTCCAATAGGGATTGCGCTAGGCAAGCCAGTACCAGTTAAGGTAATTGTTGTAGAAGATGAAGAGCCAGTGGCAGATACAGTGATAGCAGACTCTTGTACCAAGCCAACCAAACGCAAAGGTAAGGTGGTTGTTACGGGAGTTGCCGTAGGAGCTAAAACTGCGTTAGCAGAATTACCAGTGGTGGTGCTACCCGTATTGTTAATGGCAGATAGGTTGGTACCAATCATAGCCATAGCAGCGGAAGCAACAACAGTAGTGGCGGAACATACAACAGCCTTAAACACAGCATCAGGATCATCCAATACATAGGCTTGGCAGTCACCTGCGAGGGTTCCTGAAGGCCAGTATTGAGCAAATTGCTTTTGCTTGTTTAGCGGGTTTGTATAAGTACATCCCAAGAAAATACCAACCGTTTGGTTTAAACCAGTGCCAGTAGAAACTGAGGCACGAGTTACAGAACCACGCGATAGTACGACGAAATCACCGTAGAAGATGTCGGTCGCATAACCGTACTGGATAGGGTACATACGAGTAGAACCCGCAAATACTTGACCACCAATTAGGTTCTGCGGCAACAGCCCGTAAGGCGCGTTGACAGCAGGATAAGCCATTTAAGACTCCTTTAAAAAGTTAAGAACCGGAACCAAACGTCACTTTTGTCGATTTCTCAGAGAACTTCGACATCCGTGGATCGTTGTCTTTCATAAAATTGTTATCTACAGATTCCATCGTTTCTTTATTGATTTTCGAGAAGTGTGTATCTCGTTGTACCAAAAATTCTGACGGAATACTACAGAGAACCAAACCTCCCACCTCAATGTTGCCCTTAAAGCGACCTTCGGTAGTAGCGTGCATCATCATTTCAGGATAGTCTTCCGCTTTCACGGGTTCATACCCTTCCCTTAACTTACTAGAGACGTTTTGTACGTCAGATTGTCCCCCCATACTGGTTCTTACCCAGCGGTGAGAAATACCCGGACGTGGATTAGGCGATGGTAGGGTTTCAGGAGCCTGCCATGCTGTAGGACGGTTAGTTACAACGCGGTTTTCCAACTCGCGGCTTAATCTGTTCTGTGCTTTATCCATAATCATTCACCTCGTGTAAGTAATGCAACCTGTTTAGCGTATTGTTCTGGGGTAATCCCTAGTTTACGGGCTAACGTAACTTGAGACTGCTTCAGTTTTATACGACTTGGCGGTGTGCTTCGTGAGGCCGGGGCCACTGGCGAAGAACTTGGTTTTTGTGCACGGCGGGGAGTTTCCTCATCTACCGGTTCTGATGACCTTTTCGGAGGCTCGTCATCTTCCTCGTTGCTCTGGGTATCGAAATACTCAGGAAATCTTTTTCGCATGGTACTGTCGATTCGCTTGAAGTAATCATCTGTACCAATATAGTCCGCACCATACTCCCTTTGCAAACGCTTGTCAAGCCCCATAGCAGCCATAGTCATTTCATCATCGGCACCAAACCAATCACTGTTGCTATCTAGCCACCTTTTGGTCTTTGGGCTTACTTTGGGTTCTGCGGGTTGAGTAGCGGGTGTGAACTGACGGTCTTCTACCTCAATAGGCTTCATACCTTCAGCTTTGTCGATCCTCAAGGTTGCCTTGGCAATATCCTTTTGCGCGGCTACAAGTTCATCTGCGTTGCCAGCCTCATACGCATCGCGGTAGCGTTTCTCAGCGGCATCAAGTTCTCCTTGGGCTGCGCCCTTAGACGTCTCAATGTATGCTTTACTACCATTAGACAACTGCTGCTGCAAACGTTTGTTTTCTTCAAACACTTGCCGTGCAAAATCTTCCGCCGCTTGGCGCTCACGTTCAGCGGATTCTTTGGCGCGTCGTTCGTCGTGGTAACCACGTGTGAACTTCTTGATACGCGCTTGAACCTTTTCGTCGTACGAAGCAAGTTCGTCTTCTGTTGGGTCTTCGGGGGGCGTAGCAGCAGGTTTACGTCCACGGTCTTCGGGTGGCGTATCGTCTTCAATCTCTAATTCAAAATTGTCGTCCTTTTTAACCACAGCTTTTGCTTTATCAGGATCGGGTAACTCGTAGGACTCATCGTCAAATTTTGGTAATGCCATGATTTATCCTTTTTTATGCAGCGCGGGTAATTCCACGCGGGTCTTCAACAACGGCTTCGACCGAATCATCATTGATGATGCGAAATTCTCTACCGTGAATTTTCAAGCGGGTGCCTGAATTGGGGCGCACGATGATGAAATCACCTTGCTTGCAGCGGGCACCACTAGGGAACCGCGTCTTGTCTTGGTATGCCTCTGGGCCTAACTTCACTACAAATAACACTGGGGTCAGTACTTCTTCGTAGTACATCGTCTTACTGTCTTTAATCAGCCCAACTTCACTGTCTGCATACTCTTCCATCGCCTCTGGTACTACGCAAAGCAACATAAAACCAGAAGGATCAGGCAACTGTTTGGCTTTATCTTCGGCGGTCGTATTAAGGACGCCAGAGAGGTCCACAGCGGATACATCAAACTCACTCATCGGAATACTCCATTTTCTGCACGAGGTCTCTGACAAGTTGTTCTGCATGAGTCAGACCCCGGATGACCCCGCAAACATGCCGATACTCGGCAAAGTCTTTTGCACCTCCTCCTGCGAGGAAGGAAACTTGATCGCTACGGAGCTTGTCAATCTCCGAAGCTAAATACCCAAATGTTTGGTTGCTCACTTATTCTCCTTCTTTGCCGCACGTTGAGCCGTCTGCACAGCCATCTGTGCTCTATGCTTCGCGGCATCAAGACCTAAACGCACACCTTCGGTCTGCTGTTGCTTCTGCAACTGGTCACGTTTAGCAGCGGATTGCGCCCCCACTTGCATAGCTGCAATTTGCATCTGTGCATCAATACGGGACTTCTCGATCTCCAACTGGTCAGCCTTAGCCGCAGCGTCAATCTGTTGCTTCTGCTGTTTCAACTGGAACTCTTGCATCTTCAACTGCAACTCTTGCTGTTGCATCTGAACGATTGGGTCCATAGCCTTCTGCTGTGCGGATTGTTGAGCAGCTTCTTGTTTGTTCTGCTGTAACAACTGTTGTGACGCTTGCGCGGCGGCGATGGCAATCTGGTCTGCCATGTCTTTCGGTATGGGTGGATGGTCCTCGTGTTTGTCTTCCATCGGTGGCAACGAGAAACCCATTGATTTCTCAACCTGCAAGCGGTACTCAAACGCAACGTGCTCATTTATATGAGCCATCGCAGACGCCATGATTGCTTGGGCTTGCGGATTGTTCTGCATCATCATCTGGATTTTGGGGTCTTGAATCGCAGACATATGCACAGCGATGTGTGCTTGGTGGTTCTGCTCAAGGAACGCCTTGACTGGCTTTATAGTCAACAAGTTCATGTTCTCTTGTACAGGGTCAATAGGCTTGACGTCATTCTCAGTCGGGATGAGTTTGTTTGCGTTCTTGATACCCAACACCTCCAACATCTGACGATGCAAGAGTGGTAAGTCATACAACTGTGGCGCAGACTGCGCAAGCTGTAGTGCAGACTGATACTGCACAATCTTCTGCGCCATCGTTGACGCGTTAGGGTCGCTCACTGGAATCACGTCTACCTTGTCGTAGTCAGACTTCTTCGCCTTGCGACTGCCATCAACTGGCTCGTAGTCATACTCATCAGGTGTGTAGTCAGCGATGATGACCTTGAGTAACTTGAACTCTTGTCTCATTGTGAAGTGCATACGCGCTTGCACCGCACCCATTACTTTGAGTGTTCTCTCAAGAATAGCCAGTGTTGTACCAACGGGAGCCTGTGCGCTCATGTCGGACACGTTCATGTCGCCACTTGATGCAAACGCACGACCTTCTTCTACGATCTGCTGAAACAGCGCAAACAAAGTTTGGCTTGGCTCTTTATAAGGCAGGGGGAGTATGTTGTCGCGGATTGAACCGCTTGGAACGTCTACGTCCCTGAACTCTCCGGGCTGGATCGGCGTGTCATCACCCTTAATCCGAAGTCCTCTTGATTTAAGTCCGCCGGGGAGATTAGATAAAGTGCCCGCGTCAACAAGTTGGCGGATGAGCATCGTTGCTGATTTAGCGTAGCCTCCGATAAGGTGGATGAGACCATACCCGTAGAAGCCAAAACCGGGGATGTATTGATAGTGGACGAAGTGCTGTCGCTTGAGGTGAAGTTCATCTCCTTCATACCAATTTCTCCTTATGGCTAACACTTTACGTGTGCCTTTTTCTACCGTTACAACATAAGGCAGACCGATGCCGGTCTCCTCGCCCTTTTTGTTCTTGTGCTCAAACCCCTTGAGGTCTAAGTCAATGTGCATCTCAAGTATGCGGTAACGCTCATCGTCAGTCGCAGACAGGCCAGTCTCTTCAGCCTTTTGCTTCTCAATGTCATCCAACTCAAACGTAGGCTCACCAATATCTACATCACTGTAGAACCCTGCTTCTTGTAAGCGGAGAATCTCATTCTCAGTCTTACGCATCACGTGCGTTACACGCTCTGCTGTTTCAAGGTTACTTGCACCGTATGGAACAACAATGTCTTCGGCGGGAATAAACACCGCCATCTGACGACCCTTGCTTGGGTCGTAGTACACCTTCTTAAATGCTGAACCAGTGATGGGTAGGTTCCACAGCATTTTCTCGTGCTCTGGGCGGTACTCATACATCACTTCCGTCAACTGGTAGTTCATGTCGTCGCGCACGCGAGCAGCAGCTTCTTCAATCTCAGGTGTGTCTTTACCAATGATGACGGTCTTCACAGGCCCCATCGCTGGGAATGTTTCTGTAATTCCTTCAGACTGGAATCTGACCACAGACTCGGTGAGCATGGGGTGAAACACTCCGCACGCGCCCTGCCAAGGTTCGGTGCGCTCTTCGTAGTTCAGACCCAACAATTTAAGACCATCTACATATGTCTTTATCCAATCTCTGCGGTCCATGATGTCTTTATCAAAGTCCGCAACCAAGTCTTCTGCCAATGACTGCAAGTCGTTGTCATCCATGAACTCCGCTAAGTTGGCGTCAAAGTCATCAGCCGTATCTTCTTTATCTAGGTCTTCAATCAAGTCCCCATCAATAGACTCCATCTCAATGTCAATTTCCAACACGGGGTCCGTGAGTTCGGAAAGTCCCAGAGGGGCTACGTATAAACCTTTGTCCATCATGCCTGTTGCCATATTAAATCCTTAAACGGTGTAGTACTTGTCACGGCTGTAGCCTTTGAAATATTTGGTGTCTTCTTGTTCATCATTAGGTAGACGCAAGTAACCACCTGAGCGGAACCTCATCAGCGCAAGTGTCATTGAGTCAACCAAGTCATCATGCTCCCCGGATGGAAAGGACGCAACCTCGTCCACGAGTTCTTCCGCCCAGCGCGTCTGCGGTGCCCATACTTTACCCGATGCGAATAAATCCGCAACACTATTTAGTCGGGTGATCTTGTCTTGTCCTTTTCCCGGACTGTATTCCTGCACGGGAATACCCATCGCACGGAACTCTTGAATCAACGGCGCACCTGCCGCTTTCTTCTCAACAAGAAATGAGTCGGGGCTCCATTCTTCCCATTCTTCAAGCGCCCACTTTTTCAATTCGGGGAACTCCAACCGTTTCTTTCCCGCGTTAAGCAAGATGATGTTAGGTAGACCTCGGTCTTCCTCGTTGTAGAACACACCCCATGTTGTAACGGCAGAGTAGTCGTTTACTTTGCGTGTTTCATGTGCCGTATCCCAAGACTGAATGATGAACTCACATGATGGAGGACGGTCGTCTTCCCACCACTTCCACCACTCTCTCTTAATAATAGCGTTCGTATCTGAGGTGGGCTGCTGCTGGTACTGCGCCATCCACTTGCCTGAGGGCAATTCTTCCCGAAGCGCCTTCAATTCTTTCTCAGACCAGAACTCAGGCCACAACGCTTTGTCACTAGGCAAGATCGCAGGTAACTCAATCACCTTCCACTCTTCACCACCACGCTGGGCGGCGGACTTCAACACCTGAGCAGTCAAATCCCGTAGCGACCAACGTGTCATCACGATCACAATCGCCCCACCCGGCTGGAGACGCTGACGCGGACCTGACGTATACCACTCATACACCTTGTCGTACACCTCTGGGTTGTACGCACCCATAGCGGCTTCCTGTTCTGAGTGCGGGTCATCTATTATTAGTACATCCGCACCCTTACCAGTGACCGCGCCCCCCACACCAATCGCAAAATAGTCGCCGCCGTAGTTGGTATTCCACCGTCCAGCCGCTTTTGAGTCCGTTTGTAGCTCAATTAAGGGAAAAATCTTCTTATAAACGTCCGAATCCACCAAGTTACGCACTTTTCGACCAAACCCAGTGGCTAATTCCGCTGTATGGGACGTCTGAATCACCTTTTTCTGCGGATATTTACCCAAAAACCAAGCTGGGAGCAGGTATGAGGCAAATTCTGACTTCGTATGACGGGGCGGCATGTTAATAATCAGGCGTTTGACCTCACCATTAGCCACTTCCTCAAACGCTTTTGCCATTCTCTCGTGGTGTTTGCCATGAATAAACGCAGGCCAGACCGCATGAACGAACTCCATGAAGTCTTCTTGTGCCTTGACCCGCACTTTCCGTGTCCGCAGTTCTTCCAAGATGTCGGTGATCGCTCCCTGCTCATCTTTAGGGAATCTCTTTATTAGGGCTTGCAGTTGCGGCGTGGTCAAGTTCTGGATTGCCTCGACCGCCTTTGGATTTTGGAACAGACTATTCAGTGCTGTCATTCTCTTGCCCGTCTTCTATCAATTCGCCGCCCACAAACCCCAACTCGGCGTCTATATCTATTACCTGAACTGCTGGCGCTCTAGCCACCACATCCATACTCGTCACATTCTTTGCTTCCACATCAATGATGTCGCCCAAGTACTGAGACAGCTTATTAGCCAACTCGTTCTCAAGTTCTTCCGTGGTTCTGTGCGTGACGTTAATTTCCACACGTTCGGTAAATGCTCCGACGTCGCTCATCTTACCCAGCATCTCCAAGGCTTTCAGTTCAACCTTGTTATCCCCACAGTCGGACTTTTCTAGCAACTTGAGCTTAATGTATGACCGCACTTGCTGTGCGTTACGAATCACGTCAATATCGTACTCATCCAGCAAAGCCTTCAACATTAGTGCTTTGCCCGGTGTATTTATATCTGCCAGTGTCGTGGTGGGGTTGTCCATGAAAACTGAGCGTGCAGTCTTCTTGTCTTCTGTAGTTACGGCGGTCTCTGCATCGTCGAGCCCATTCGCCCGCAAGAACTCTACTGTATTGAAGGCGAGTTTAGCCTTCTCATGGATACTGAGAATCTCTTCATCCGTCATGGTGAACGGAGCAGGAACGTTTAGTTCTGGTGTAACAAGAATCATAGGAGGAAAGTTGGCACTCCGAAGTTCAGGAAATGTAACACAGAAATAGGTGTTGGCAACACGCTCACATAAAGCAGTGTTTTGACTTGCACAACACAAACGAAAAAAAGTGCTACGGAGCTAACCCGTATTCGTGTTGCCAACAGCGAAACTTTACCAAAAAATATATACCCCCCGGGGGGTGGGCAAAATAAAAAGTGACGGGGGGGTCTATTGGATACTTAAAAACTGGGATTGGATACTTAAAAAAGAACCCCTCTCCCCCCTCATTAAGCTGCGGACCCTGTGTAGTTTGTTCTTACCACAAGATGTTTGTGTGTGTTAAGACTATGGGAAAAATTGTGTGGTGATGTGACGATCTGGAGTACCTATTTCTAAAAATGGATTATCTAATGAGCGGATTAGAGTAGTAGTAGCGCGTATGGTACCTAATCCTAAAAGCGGGGGGTGGGGTCGGATATACCGCTCAAACTTTCGTACTGTACGAAAGTGTAAATTTGTATCTATCCCGTGCAAGTTGTTGCTGGTTGTGATACAGTTCAACCATCGACTCAGGGATTGGCTCTGATTAGATACAGTCATACGAAAGGAAATCAAATGACTAAATCCTCTACTCTCTCTAATGTGCAACTCGCTACAGACTGTGGCAACGCGGTGGCAGAAATGGCGGGCGCGTTACAAACGGCTGAGCAGAAGCGCGAACTGGCTAACACTAACATTCTCGCCTTACATAAGGCGAAGGTTGTTGTTGGTACTTATAAGAAGGACGGCACGGGTTGCGCCATTGCCACCGCGTTCGTAGATGGTGGCGTTGCAAAGGGTAAGACACAATCGACCATGCAACAAACCTACCTACCTACATTCAAAGCGCATGTAGCAAGCGGTAAACCAGTAACAGACTGGAACGGCCAACGCGCAAAGAATAAGGCAAAGGGCGCAAGCAAAGGCGCGAAGGCAACCAAAGAGTTTTCAGCCAAACTTGCTACATGTTTTAGAGACGCTGATTTCGAGGGTTTCATCAACGACTTGCAAGCATCGTTTGAGAATGACGAAATCAAAACCTTATTCGAAGGCGTGAAATCCTACCTAGAATCTGAAGGCGTCGAAATCAAGTAAACACCTAAACCACTAAGCCCCCGAAAGGGGGCTTTTTTTTCGCCCAAACATTTTGGGCTGTGATACCTGTACCCCCAAGGTTCCACTATGAACATGCTACAACACATTGACGCGTGCCGATGCCAAACAATCTGGCAGGCTCACCATTTGAGCCTTACCCCTTTGAAACCTGTATCCTCGAAGTTGGCCGTACAACATCACACCACAAACACCCTGCAAACTTTCGTACCGTACGAAACCCTTACTCCCCTGAAACCTGTATCCTCGAAGTTGGCCGTACGCGTTTAGTGTCAAGATGGTTTAAGTTAGTGTAAGCCGTAATATCCTCTATTTAGTTCTCATCTATTCTCATTATCAGAATAATACAAAAGCCTTTTAAATCAAGCACTTGCGTTTGGAAAATTCCCTATTATTCTATTATTCTATAAAATAAATATATATGAAGTCTAAATTTTTATTTCATTACCAGCCCTAACTTTCGTACCGTACGAAACCATTCATGCAGATTTTCTCTTCCTTTGTTTTGTCTCGCTCATAATCCAAAAAACACAGAATATTGGAATAATAGGGGTGTTATCATCCCGTACACCGCATGGATAAATGGTTTACAATATTCTCGTGCTTAGAAACTTAGAGCACTTTACGGATAAAACCTTTTTAGAACGGAGTATCACTATGTTAGACGCAAAGACACGGATTGAACTACTTACCAGCCTCGGCGTGCGCAATGTCAACGGGCTACGAGCAGACAGAGAGAAATACAAGGTAGGTAGTGGGTACGCACGCACCCCCGAGGTGCAAGCCAAAATGACCGCAGGGTTGAAGGGCATCATTAACCATGCAACCCGAATTCGTTGTAAGGAGACAGAACAACTGTTTGATTCACAGCGCGATGCTGTTCGGCATTTTGGTGGAAGCACCACAAACCTTTGCGACCATCTGAAAGGTAGACGCCCATCATTTATGGGGCATACATTTGAGTATGTATAAACAAGTTTTGGTGTGAGTAAGTCACACCCACCGTTATTCTATATTCATACACCATTTAAGCCAGTTTAATACTGGCTTTTTCTTTATAGTAACAACTTGACAAGCCCATGTAAATCCCTTATAATTAAGGCTCATTCGGAATAAAAGCGTTTCGAGTGACACGGCAACTTTCGTACGGTACGAAAGCCCGATGTGTAAGGGTCAACAGAAAGGGAACACCATGACTCAATTCGATACAGCAGATGGGAAATACACAATCACTAGCCACGGCAATGGTTGGGCATACGGAGTTAGATGCAACGCTGAGGGCGCATATGCGGACGCACTATGGTTTCAAGACCATGACGCAGAGCAACTGCAAGCAGACACCAACAACTTCGAGAACACCGATGTTATTGGTCAATACTTTGAATGTTTGGAATAAGGAGTAACCATGCGACTCAATTTAGAACTGGTGCATACAGTCACCAACCAAGTGCTTAAACGCACGACCATCAAACTGCCCGACCGTTCATCACGCATGAGCATGGTCATACTGGCTAAGAAGTGGGCGCACTTATCGGGAGTGCCAAGCACGACACATGTGCGTGGAGTGAATGAGTTCAAAGTGAACATACCGCAAGCAGAGCAAGCGATATACATAGACAAAGATAGTCTTGATGAGGTATACGCAGACAAGATGTTGCAACAAGAGAATAGGTTGTATGTTTGGTATGTGCCTGAGTATTCGTACGGTACGAAAGCCAAGGTTAATAGTATGAAGGGAGTATGGAAATGAATAAAGTAGAAGAAGCAATAACAGAGTATTGGGGTGAGCGTTGCCCTGATATACACAAAGCGTGTTTCGTGTGCAAAGCATGGGGCGAGTACGACAAGTTGAAAAACGATACGGTCGCACGCCAATGGTTTACACAAGAAGAGTTAGACGAATGTCCGAATGTTTTATAAAGGAGTATCAAATGAGTAAAGTTGAAATGATTGCGTATTTAATAATGTCGTTTGTTATGTTGGTGTTATGCCACGACAAAGATGGTTGGTTGTTTGAAGCGGGCATGGTGTTCGCGGGTGCACTCATCGGTGCAGTTGCTTGGGTTGCCCTCAGCGAAGTAGGAGTTGATGATGCAGAATAAATTGGAACGCAAAGAATCTAATCGTAAGCATACACAGCACAAGATGTTGTGGGTTGGCATGTTCGTGGATAAGAAAGTACCACGGGAACATTCGTACCGTACGAAAGCAGAAGAGCGTGACCGCTTGAAACTTGAAAGACAAGAGTGGAAGTAACTAAACAGGGGAACTATATGAGTATCAAAATGATTGCAAACGGCAAGGCTAGGGAGAGGGTGGAGAACCGCCAAGCGTTCAGAGGTAGCAATGTGTGGGGTGAGTGGGGCGTGAACTCGTACGACAACAAGTTGTATGGCGTTTATTCCTACCGATACACATGGCCTCTATTTGTGTATGACCACGCGGCAGATGTTTGGTACGAGAACGACAGCCAGTTCAGCCAAACGACAAGCCGACACCGAACCCAATGCAGACCGACAGGTGTGCAGACCGTGAAGTGTAGTGTGGAGGACATGCGAGTTGTTGCCGTGACTGGTGGCGTAGGTTTAATTGAAAGAGCAAACAAAGGAGAAGAAGCATGAGTTTTGGTAACTACAGAGAGTGCAACATATGTGGCGATGAGTTCCCGACTGAGCGTTGGGCATTGGGATACCGCATGTGTTTGTTTTGCGGAGAAGATTTTGCACGGGCAGAGCGCAAGTCATGGACTGTGGTGCAAGAGTACGGCAAGGGTGGGTACATGTTCGTTACACAAGCGGCAGCAAGTACCACTCTAAAACAAACAAACCAAAAGAACTTAGGGAGTGATATATGAAAGTGCTAGTTGTTTTTGAATTCGAGGGTATCGAAGACCCCAACAGCCCCGAAGCAGATGCCAAGGTGCAAGCCATAACTGAGTCGTGCGAAACCATGCAAGTGGCGTTCGATGCGAATGGGTGTTGGGTGCAAGAGGTGTTTGGGAAGGACGCTACTTGACATACTCATGTAAAGTTGTTATACTATAGGCTTGTTAGTTAGTATTGTGTGTAAGTTAATCAAACGCGGTTTCGTACCGTACGAAAGGGAATCAAATGGAAGAAGTTGTTGTATCTAAATTGTCGGGCTCTGCCCTCATCGTTAACCTATCTCTGTCTGTATGGACAGGGCGCAAGTTGGACAAGCGTGTGAGCGAAGCGGTTGACCAACAGAACTCTACCCGTACCCGTGCGGGTAACTATCACAAGAACTTGTTGGCGGGTTCGGGCAAGTTGGAGGAGATAACCAAGGTGGCAAACGCTGTGCGTACATGGCACTACACGGTGACGCAACCTTGGGGTGACAACGGTGACAGGGTATTGAACATGGCAACATTCATTGACTACAAGTCACGACTGACTGAGTACGAGCAACAGTTCACAACATGTGTCAACGCGTTCTTGAATGAGTACGACACGCTTGTATCGTCCGCCGCTTTCCAACTAGGGGACTTGTTCAATCGTGAGGACTACCCCATGCGTGAGCAAGTTGTTAGTAAGTTTGGGTTTCGCTATGCGTTTACCCCACTACCTACTGCGGGTGACTTTCGTGTAGACATTGGTGAGGAGGGACTACGCGAGATGAAACAGCACTACGAAGATGTGTTGAGTACCCGTGTGACTGACGCCATGCAAGATGCTTGGGATAGATTGCACGATGTGTTGACTCGCATGAGTGAGCGACTGTCTGATACAGAAGATGGCAAGCGCAAGATATTCAGGGACTCGTTAGTTGAGAACGCTATAGAAGTTTGTGGGTTGTTGCGACACTTCAATATCACAGGGGACGTACGCATGGAAGCAATGCGTATGGAGTTGGAGGAAACCATGCGTGGCATTGACGCATCGGTATTGCGTGAGAGTGACTTAACACGAGAGCAGACCAAGCAGAAGGTTGACGCCATGCTTGACAAGTTTTCGATGTGAGTTTAATCGTACGGTTTCGTACCGTACGAAAGTTGATTTGTTTTTTTATCAAAGGAGAAAATCATGGACGATAACTTAGACATGTTTACTGAGGAGGTAATCAAGAACATAAGTTTGGAGATAACCGACTTACTTATGAGTAAGGGTATGCCACCCGCACTAGCGTCGGGCGTACTTGCATCAACACTTGCTGTCTATTGCAGAACTCAAGGGCTGACTCAGCACCAAGCAATCAGCAGATTCACAAATACCGTTCGCGGTATCTACAACCAAACCAACACACATTAACTTAAAGGGGAATCACATGTCTTTATATAAATCTTTATCTCTGCAACAAACGGCTGACCTAATCTTGGCGGTCGGTCACAAGCGGACTGTCTTAGCGCAAGGTGAAATGGGTATTGGTAAGTCATCAATCCTCAAGATGTTGCGCAACAAACCTGAGTTGAAGGACTACTTCTTCTGCTATGTTGACATCACAACGAAAGATGTTGGCGACTTCATGGTGCCGAAGATTAAGGACATCGACGGCAACGAGGTGTGTCGCTTTGTACCTAACGAGGAGTTCGGCTTGCACTTCAAGGGCAAGAAGATTGTGATGATGCTCGATGAGTTGGGCAAGGCTAAGGGTGGCGTGATGAACGCATGTCTACGACTTATGCAAGAGCGTTCGCTTGGTGTGTATGACTTGGACGGCATCGTGTTCGCCACTACTAACCTGAGTGTCGAGGGTATTGGTGACAATGTACCGCCACATGCACGCAACCGTGTGATTCAGACACGAGTGGGTAAGCCCAACGCAGAGGAGTTGATTACCTATGCAATCAACAACAACTGGAATCCGATTGTCATTGCGACTATCCAAGAGTTCCCTGAGATGTTGGCATCGTTCGAGGACTACGAGAAGCCTGAGCAGAACATGTATATCAATGACCCACGAGATGTTCGTATGGCAGTCGTTACTCCGCGTTCATTGGAGACTGCATCGGACGTCATCAACGACACAATGATTCTTGGCAACGACATCATGTGCCATGCGTTGAAGGGTTCGGTGGGTGAGAAGGCTATGCACAACATGTTGACGATGGTGACATTGGATACACAACTAACCTCATGGGACGACCTAATCAAAGCACCAACAACTGCGGTTGTACCAACGAGTGCGGCGGCGGCGTGTATGTTGATTGCCAAGGCAGTACAGCGTATTGAGAAGGCAACGATGAACGCATGGATGGAGTTCTTACCACGCATGAGCAAGGAGTCGCAAGGTTTGTTTGCACGAAGCGTGATGAGTGACATGTGCCCCAAGCGTACGGTCGCGGCAACTAACCCCATGTTCGCTAAGTGGGCGGCAGATAACAACTATCTGTTTGCTCGTAAGTAAGGGGGTTATATGAAAACACCAACAGAACTGTATGACTTGCTTGACAAGGCAGATATTGAATATGAAATCGTGGAGATATTTGAGGGTGTTCGTATCCTCAGTATCGAAGTCAATGATGAACCAACCGAAGAAGGAGAGAACTAAATGTTTGTAACAGCAACCCAAGCACTACCCGCAATCAAGCGGATTGAGCGAGCCCATGTTGAACTCATGGCACACAAAGATACTATGGAGTATGCGAGCATCATCATGGTCGGGAAGTACAAGGTGTCGGACGATATACCTACTGCTTGTACCAACGGCATCGACTGTATGTATGGCAGTAAGTTCATAGGTGACTTATCGGACAGCGACTTGCGTGGACTAATCATGCACGAAAATCTTCACAAGACATTCCAACATACATTCTTGTGGCGTCACTTGTACGAGGAGAACGCGCGGTGCGCAAACATGGCGTGCGACTATGTGATTAACCTCATCATCTACGACATCTCTCAAGCATCGCGTGGGTTCGTGACCTTGCCCAAGGTCGGACTACTTGATGAGCGTTTCCGTGACATGAACTCACAAGAAGTGTTTGACATCTTGATGGACGAGGGACAGGGCGAGGGTGGTGATGGTGACGAAGGTGCGGGTTTGGATTCGCATGACTGGACTCCATCGGGTATGACTCAGAAAGAAATTGAAGAGCACATCAAGGAAGTCAATCAGGCTATCCGTCAAGGTCAACTTATGGCGGGCAAGATGGGTGGCAATCAGTCACGAGCATTGGGTGAATTGGTTGAGCCCAAGGTTGATTGGCGTGAGCAGTTGCGTGACTACATCAACTCACTAGCCGATGGTAAAGATGTATCCACATGGCAGAAGGTCAATCGTCGTTGGTTGCAACACGATATGTATATGCCAAGCACGCTATCAGAATCTATGGGGCGCATCGTCATCGCTATCGACACATCAGGTTCTATCGGTGGTGAAGCACTCAATGAGTTCTTGTCAGAAGTGCAAGCCATCTGTATCAATGTGCAACCCGAGTTAGTTGACTTGTTGTATTGGGATACCGAGGTGGCATCGCATGAGATATATGGACGCGACAAGTTGGGTGACTTGGTTAAGTCTACGAAGCCCGAAGGTGGTGGGGGTACTGACCCATCATGTATACCGCGATACATCAAAGACAAGGGCTTGAAGCCTGAGTGTGTCGTAGTGCTCACCGATGGATATGTTGGTGGGTGGGGTACATGGGAACACCCAGTTCTTTGGGCTATCACAGGTGGGTACAAGCCTACGCCGTCCGTCGGCAAAGCAATCTATGTTAGTTAATACAGGTATCAAGAAAGCGAGGACTTTATGGCAGTAGCAGTTTATTTTGAAGCAAAAGCGGGGGCGCACATGGTTGCGCAGTTTGATGAGGAAGCAACCTACATGGCGTGCTTACCCGCACTTGAAAAGTTAGCCAAGAGTGGTGGCTATATCGTGACTGAAAGTTTGGACTATGACGACCCAAAACAAATTGAGATAGACAACTTGAAGTCTGAACTTAAATATTTTTATGGAGGTGGAAAATGAGCAACGAATACAACGCAAAACATTTTTATGGGTACAACATTCGCATGGTTGACTACAAGACGGTCAAGCATTTATACGACACAACCAAACCAATACAAGGGCACAAAAAGAAAGGGGGCGTTGACTGCCGACCATTGACTGTACGCAGACGCACATTCGAGACTTGGTTTGAGAAAGATGGTTGGGTAGGTATGGCGTTTCGTTCTATCCACCGTGAGAGTGAGCAAGACCCACTCACCAAAGAGTACGTGTTTAAAAAGTATCACGATACGGCACGGCCTCTGCTTATGATGAATGAGCATGGCGCGTTACGCTTTACTCCGACCTACATGTATAGTTATTCCACATACCTAACCATTTCAGCGTTGTTGCCTGAGAGTATTAAGTTTGTAAAGTATGGGGCTAAGGTGTATTTCAAGTGCACACGACCCGATGGGCAAGAGCCTATGTATTACTTCAACAACGGGTTGGATATGACTTTCGTACCGTACGAAAGAGATGGTGTTAGGTACTATGAGCCAACACACGGCACGGTGCAAGAGTCCAAGATAGTGCTAAACCGCGAGAGAGCCAAGATAGTACGAGAAGATTTCAAAGCGTTCTTAGATTACTTTCAACCAATGGCTGACTTGCTTGGCTTTGACCCAACTACTGAGGGTGCTACGTCATGGCAAAAGAAAGAGAAAGCCACAGAGTATTTAAGTGAGTCGAATTGGCTTGCACGCAAAGATGGTGAGCCATACGGTGAGCGTTGGGTTGAGGGTATACAAGCAATGTTGGTCAAACACACGAGTTACCAAAGTTCTTGGGAAGCAAACACTAACAAGTGGACTTACAAATACCATGTGCCTACCGCAGAAACATTGCGTGCTGACTACAAACGCAACGAGAAGGTGTATCGACTAGCGCGTCCGTTCAGACGAGAGAGCGTGCCAATAGGTACGCCGTTTTATAACAACTACAGGGAGTAAAACATGCCAAGATATTTAAGAGAGATGAGTTTAGAAGAACGTCAACGCGGCCTAGCGTATATAGAAACAACCGTCCAAGAGTTGTTAGCAGTTGCCGACAGAGGTAGGTTGGACGAAGCAAGCGCCTTGGATTTATATGACTTGCTTGCAGATGCAGTCATTACTAAGGCAAGAATAACCAGTATGAAGGGAGTTAACCATGATTAAGCAAGAAGACTATGTAGGTAGCAAGACGCCATACGATAGGTACGTTTCGTTAGTGAACGAAGCGCGTGCCAAGGGGCATACTCATTGGATTAACGATGAGATTCCCGTAGCACATAACACATTGAAGTTCTACAACGAGTTGAAGCACAAGCGTCCTGACATTGTGGTTCGGTTCGATACCCATGCGAGTTTCTACAACGGCAAAGACTATCGTGTGTTCGCTGACTTAGGCATCGCCTACAAGGACTGCCCTGAGATTCAAGTGGGGATTATTGGGTTGGAGAACGATGGTGGTGCGCATGGTGAGTTGATGTATACCGTCACATCAGAGCGCATACAGAACGATAAGTTTGCGTCGTACAGCAAGGGGTACAGAGTTAAGAAGACGAAGAACTTTACCAATGCTGTGAAGAACGCTGTGCAGTTCTTGAAGCCCATGTTGTTCGAGGAGATGAGGAGCAAGCATGACTTGGAATTCAACAGCGCAATAGAAAACCTACGTGCTCCGTCCAAGGAGAAGTTGTATGGTGTATCAAACATGGGACGCCACATCATCATTGATGAAATACGCAACATGGTGCGCATGGGTTATGTACCAGTCACACCCGCATTCACAGACGCCATGCACGTTCTCAAAGAGGAAGATGCTGAGATACAAACTGTATTGAATTACAAACCCAAGTCATGTTTTGTGTGGGCTAAGAAGGACAAGATTGAGTATCAGGTCGAGGGCGAAGAGCGCAAGGTGGTGTACAACCTACAAGATGTGCCCGAGTTCATAATGGACAAGGTGTCCGTCCTACAAATCGGTAGCGAAGGCAAGCCAATCATGGACGTTGGCGTGAAGATTGATAACACAACATACTGGATATTCCTATGATTATTCCTAAGAACGGCGCACCGCCGTTTGTCGAGTGGGAAGACTATGAGCGGATGATTAACCACCCCGAAGCACCGACACCGTTGTCCCAATCTATTAGCCTAGACATGCGGTTCTCAGGTATTTGGTATGACGCAGTAAGTGTGTACAACATGTTGGTAGGGGGACACGGCATGGTTGCCGACAACCTATCGCAAGATGTATTAAGGGTTTCTATCAATGAGGACGGGACGTTTAATATCGTAGACTTTACACTGCCAAGTTCTGAAGGTAGGATAAAGAAAAACCTAGCACAAGTAGATGTACCGCAATGGATAATGGAGAGCGTATCCATGTTGCGTATCAGTGATGCTAACGAGAAGGTAGATGAACTGGGCATGAAAATACACGACAAGTTGTATTACATCAAAGAGAGGACTAACAATGAATGAAGAACTAAACACGACTACACGTACGTTCCCACGTACGTTAGCTGAAGCGTTCGATAACAAAAAATGGTGGCATCCACACGAGCCATCACGAAAGGAAAAAACTATGACTAAACGCGAAACCATCATTGCTTTTTTAAAAGACATGTTGCGCCCACGCACCTTGCAAGAGATGATAAACATTGAACTACGTGAGGCTTATATCTCGAAGATGGATGCAGAAAAAACACTTGAGTATGCGACGAGTATTGTGGAGTACAACCGTCAACGTATTCGTAGGCTTGAAGAGAAACTTAAAGAACTGGAGAAACCAAATGCTTGAAACAATCGCATGGATAGTATTTTTTATGTGCCTTGGCGCAATAATAGTTGTTGCCGTGGGCATAGCAATCGTGATGATTTCTAGAGAGGATATATGAATGACGATTACGAAGACGAAGCGTTTAAAGAGTTAGAGAGTCGGCTAGGTAGAGACAAACTAAAACAAGTTATGACAAACCTAGACAGTGAACTATCTATATACCGCAATGAAATCATAGAAGAAATTGCCAAGGAGATTGAGGGATTCACTCCCGCGTTTGGCATAGACACGACTAACAGTTTTGCAATATTTGTAAGGGGAATGAAGACATGAGTAACGAAGTAAATAAAAACCTAACCATAGAAGACGTTATAGCGCAGATGAAAGAGGTATTCCCCACGATAAGCAACCTATCAGAACCCACAAAGTTATTGGTGAGTGCGGCACACATGCAAGTGATGCGGCAGATGCTTGATGCGGGAACGCTAGGTAATTTACCTATGACACCACGTAAAGATATTTACGAGGATGAAGAATGAAATGCCCTATATGCAACACGTGGTCATCAGTAAGGACAACAAGAGATTCGCCCACGTTTGGGTATACAAGAAGGAGGGAGTGCGCTAATGAACACAGATTTACAACCCAAGAAGTCATTGTCCCGCAAGAGGCAATCGACGAAGAGAGAAGAACTCATCTCGAGAATAACCAAAAACGACTGGAACCCATTCGAAAGAGCGACCCCAAGCGTTTTAGAAATACTACATATCGAGAATACTAAAAAGCAAATCAATAACTATGGAGAAGCACTGCTATGAGTAAATATCAAGCACAAACATTTAGCCCTATGGGTCAAGGACAGAACGCACTAAGAGCAAAACAACAAACTGAACGTTGGATGTACATACAGGGAAAGTTATGTTGGCGATGTCAAAAAGAATCAATACCCGAAAGAGGATGCATCATGTCTTTTCAGAGTGGTATTCATAAATACGTATGTAAAGCATGTGTTGACATAAGAAAGGAGAAAAACACATGACACAGGAGAAGTTAGGTTTCAACGGCACGACAGCCGACGATATACAGGTGAGCGGTAACCACTACAAAGATATGCCAGTGCAACCGTGGCATGTGATGGAGTCGGTGCTTACCCGTGAGGAGTTCATTGGATTTCTCAAGGGCAACGTAATTAAATATTCCCTACGTGCGGGACGGAAAGAAGGCAGTGACGATGCGGGTAAAGCACGGCACTACATGCAGAAACTAAAGGAGGTAATCAATGACACCTGAGAAGAAAGTAAAAAACGCAGTCGTAAAGATGCTGAAACTATACAAGAACTTGTATTACTTTTACCCAGTGATGGGTGGGTATGGTGCGGCGGGTATACCTGATATTGTGGTTTGCTATCGCGGTTATTTCATAGCCGTTGAGTGCAAGGCAGGTAAGGGTAAGACAACCGCACTACAGGACAAGAACTTGAAACAAATCAGAGACGCGGAGGGTATAGCCATCGTTGTCAATGAAGAGAACCTGCACGAGTTGCAGGAAATATTAGATGTAATTTTACAGGAGGAGTGATGGGAACTTTAAGAGAACAAATGGCGAAAGTCATACAAGAGTGGGATAAAGAAGACGAACAACCTATACAGGAGAAGACCGTGGAAAAGAAACAAACAACTACAGCAAAAATTGTTGGGTTCATACGCGACAACCCACACATCGAGAGCACTGCACTACGTGACAGGGTAGCGCAGAAGTACCCCAACATTACCTTTAAAAACATTGCATCAATCCTCAAGCAGTTGACCGATGCGAACTACTTAGCCCGACAAAGCACCACGCATGAAACATCAAGGGGCATACGCAACACCTATACCTACACCGTTGTGCCTGATGAAGAACGCATAGCACGTAGAAGAGCGGAGAAGAACAAACGTAAAGGTATGGTCGCGCGTGCGGCTATGGCGCGTGCGGCAAAGATAGCAAAGAACGAAGCGAGGGCTACACAGGTTGGCATTAGCGACTTGGTACCTGAGAAGGTGGCAGAGAAATTTGAGCACAGAACATTACGGTGGAGAGCCGATGATGTGATTAACTCACTATCAGTTATACAAGCGCGTGAGTTGTATGACCGACTGAAGCAAATCTTTGGAGGTTGATATGAAAGATATACCAGCATTTCCAAGACCATATAGCGGCACATCACAGTTTGCACAAGAAGGCATGACCTTACGTGATTACTTTGCGGCTAAAGCTATGCAAGGTTTCATGGGTAGTTCATGGAACGTCAAAAGTTTTGAAGACATGGCAAGAAAAGCCTATCAACTAGCAGACGCAATGATGAAAGTGAGGGAGGCATGACCAAGATGAAAGAGCAAGAACTTGGGGAGTGGCAGACCAACCCATTCCTACACCCTGACGTACGTAAACACATAAGTAAACTAGAAACCGATATACAAGAGTTGAAGTTGTTTCAAATATTTGAGGGTAGGAAGTTGGATTGGATAGCAGAAGCATACCCCGACATCATCAAGCAGTACGACGCCATACGTGAACTTGAGAAGGCCGACCAGTCTGCATGGGCAGACAAAAACACTGAACCGTTTTTTGGAGAAATCAAATGAACGCAGACGAAACAAGAGAAGAGTTAAAACGTCTTGACGACCGTATCAGTTTGCAGAACGAAACAATGAAAGCCATGTGGAAGCGTTGGGAAATTATGTTCGAGCGTGATAAGTGGTTGCAAGAGGCGTACCCCGAAATCGTTGCACAGCACAAAGCAGTTGAGGATTTAAAACGTGCAAGCAGAGTTGGTGTCGGTGGGTTAGCACGCCCCGAAGTTACTAAAGCGGAGGAGAACAAATGAACCAAACTAGAGAGGAATACATAGAAGGCGCAAAGCACAACAGTTTGTACTGGGCAGAGCAGGCTTGCAACGTGGGTTCGGAAGGACTTATGTACACCATGCTCTTGCAGTGGGCTATGGCTGACGAACTGTTTGGAGAGAAGTGGGACAGAAGCAAGGAGAAGAACACATGACTGACTTTTTACATACAGACGCTAGGTGGACAGAACACTTTGTTGAAGTAAGTGACCCGCACAAAGAAGGGCATCATGTTAGGTTTTATTTTGAACCACCACACAAAGAACAGATTGTCAAGTTAACAGAGATGTTAGAGATACAACAGAAGTTGCATGAGACTGCGATAGATATGCTGAAGCCCGCGATAGAAGCAGAGCGCGAGGCGTGTGCAAAGTTATTAGAAACAACAGACTTAAGTGGACTAAAAGATAACCCAGCAATACAGAGTTGGGTTGCAGAAATGTTGTTGGCTTACGTAAAAGCAATCAGAGCAAGGGGACAAGCATGACTGAAGAAGACGATGACATCCAAGACTACAAGAAGCCTTGGGTTGGATTACGAGCCGAAGAAATAGAAGACATACAAGACGCTGTGTTTGGTATGAAGCCACACTATGTTGCGTTAGCAAGAGCAGTAGAAGCCAAACTCAAGGAGAAGAACACATGAAATACGAAGACATCAAAGACTTCTATCAACGCTGTGATGAACACCCCGACCATCAAGACGGGATGATTAGCAACTCAATGATTCAACAGCGGTTACATGAAGAGATTGACGAACTGCGTGAGTACATTGAAGCCAAACTGAAAGAAAAAAATGGCTAGACCATACGGCAAAATAAACAAGGGGCACACCATACCCTACGGCACGATGGTAAATGCTGGTTATGAATTGCGCCAAGCCTACTACGGCGGGTATAAAAATGACGACGAGTTTCCTGAGTTGCCATGCCCACCACAGCCCACAGAATACGTGTGCCCCGAAGAAGAGTTGTACAGGAAAGAAGTCTCAGCGTTTGTACAAGAAATACTTGACGTGCTAACGCCTAGAGAATCCAAAGTGTTGCGCTTTAGATTTGGTATTAATCTTGACAACGATTTTATGCTTGAGGAAATAGCAAAGATGTACGACGTAACAAGGGAGCGTATTCGACAGATTGAGATGAAGGCAATACGTAAACTGAAGCACCCCGAACTTAAACTTGCAGAAGTCTTTGCACCCGAAGACTGCTACGAACCAACTAACAGAAAGAAAAGAACGCATGAACGTATTGACCGTAGATTTTGAGACGTACTACACCAGTGGGGACTTAGGGTTCAAGAAGCAGACCACTGAAGAGTATGTGCGTGACCCGCGATTCCATGTGATTGGTGTGTCGGTGCAAATGGATGGTGGCAAGCCTGAGTGGTTCAGTGGTAACTACATGCAGACCTACGAGTTCCTAAAACGATTTGACTGGGCTAACAGCATGGCGGTTGCACACAATGCCATGTTTGATATGGCAATACTAAGTTGGCACTACAACATCAAGCCTATGGCTATCGGTGACACGTTGAGCATGGCGCGTGCCGTGCATGGTACTGAGGTGGGTGGCAGTCTTGAGAAGTTGGCTGTGCACTATGGGCTTGGCGTCAAGGGTAGAGAAGTTGTGGCGGCTATTGACTTGAAGCGCGAGGACTTCACAACGCGACAACTTGATGCGTATGGTGACTACTGTAAGAACGACGTAACACTTACATACGACTTATTCCGAACACTACTACCTTCATTCAAGATGGTGGAGTTGAAGTTGATTGATACAACTATCAGGATGTTTACAGAACCAGTTTTAAGGCTCGATCCGGGTCTACTTGAAAAACATCTTGTACAAGTACGTGATAGGAAGGCTAAGTCACTTGCAGCAGCAGGTTGTTCTATCGAAGATTTAATGTCCAACAAGAAGTTTGCAGAAGTTCTACGCAAGTTGGGTGTTGAACCGCCTATGAAGATAAGTCCAACTACGGGCAAGGAGACGCTTGCACTGGCTAAGAACGACGAAGAGTTCAAGGCGATGGCTGACCACAAAGATATACGAGTGCAAGCACTGGTTGCCGCACGGCTTGGCAATAAGACTACGCTTGAAGAGACGCGCACCGAGCGGTTGATTGGGATTGCCACAAGAGGACTGATACCTGTACCCCTCTCATACTACGCCGCACACACGGGACGGTGGGGTGGGTCGGACAAACTGAACTTCCAAAACTTTCCCTCACGTGGCGAGAACGCGGGGGTATTGAAGAACGCAATCCTAGCCCCCGAAGGGTATGTGATTATTGACTGCGACTCATCGCAGATTGAAGCCCGTGTGCTTGCTTGGTTTGCGGGACAAACAGACTTAATGGAGGCATTTGCGAATGGCGAGGACGTATACAAAATCATGGCATCGCAGATTTACCGCAAGCCCATCGAAGAAGTCTTGGATACTAAGGCGAACCCCGAACGGTTTGTGGGTAAAACCACAATTCTTGGAGCGGGTTATGGCATGGGCGGTACGAAGTTCCAAGCGCAACTCAAGACGTTTGACGTCACAGTTACTGAGGGAGAAGCCGCAGGGATTATCAAAACCTATCGAGAAACCTACCCCTATATTCCCGCCCTATGGCAAGCAGGCTCCACGGCGATTACGGCTCTAGCAAACGGGCAAACAACCAAGTGGGGCAACGGTTGCATTGAGATACATAAAGATGGTATCCTCATGCCTAACGGTTTGTACCAACGGTATCCAAACTTGCGAAAAATGGTGGACGACCAAGGCAAGACGCAGTACGTCTATGACTCCCGTAAGGGCATAGTAAAACTGTATGGTGGCAAGTTGACAGAGAACGTTTGTCAGGGTTTGGCACGTTGCATCATTGGCGAACAGATGTTGAGAATTGCAAAGAGATACTGTGTCGTGCTTACTGTTCACGATGCCGTGGCATGTGTTGCTCCAAAAGAAGAAGCTGAAGAAGCCAAGCAATACGTGATGGACTGTATGCGCTACGTACCCGAATGGGCAAAAGGCATACCATTAAATTGTGAGGCTGGCTATGGAGATAGTTATGGAGATTGTTAAATGACACCGCAACCTATTACTACGTTCCCACTTGGGTACGACGAGAAGACCGAGATGGTGCTTACTTCCGCTAATGAGGTAGTCATTAAGCATCCCGTTATGCCGTCAATGATTTACGACGAGACTGTAATGCGTTGGGTTCACATAGGGGCTACAAACTAATGAACAAAGCACCCGCATGGAGTTACTCAAGCATCACGCTGTTCGACCAGTGCCCTAAAAAATATTACCACTTGCGAGTGGCGAAGGACATCAAGGAACCTGAGAGCGACGCGATGATGTATGGCAAAGACTTGCACTCTGCCGCAGAGCACTACATACGGGACGACAAACCACTACCTGCAAAGTACGACTACATATTGCCGATGTTGGACGTGTTGAAGAACATGAAAGGCGAGAAGCATTGTGAACTCAAGATGGGCATCAAGAAAGAAGATGGACGCCTTGTACCTTGTGGATTCTTTGATAAAGAAGTTTGGTATCGTGGTGTTGCTGACCTAATCGTTATCAATAAAGAAAAGAAAGAAGCCCGTGTAATTGATTACAAAACAGGCAAGAGCAGTAAGTACGCTGACCCTAAACAACTTGCACTCATGGCGGCTTGCATATTCGTGCATTTCCCTGAGATAGAAACTGTCAAGGGTGGACTACTGTTTGTCGTGGTGGGTGACTTCATCAGGGCGCAGTACAAGGTGGCTACTGGGCTTAACATATTTGCACAACTGGATAACATGTTGGTGACCCGTGAAACAGCATACGAGTCAGGCGTGTTTAATCCAAAGAAAAACTTCACATGTAAAGCATGGTGCCCCGTGCTTATATGCCCACACAACGGAAGGAATGAGTAATGACATACAAAAACAAATCAGACCGCGATGCCAAGCATGAGTATGAACTGGAAAAAAAACGTGCGGGTGCGCACGAAGCACGCATGGAACGCCAACGCGCTAGACGTGCGCTGGACAAGAAGGGCGTAGACCGCAAGGGTAAAGATGTTGCCCACAAGGTTGCGCTGAGTAAGGGTGGCACTAACAAAGAGGGTTACACCTTGCAAGCCCCCGCAAAGAACCGTTCGTTCAAAAGGAATCCCGACAAGTCAATGAAGTAATTTTAGATATGCGCTACTGAGTTAGGTGTGAGTGTTAAGTAGCGCGGGGGCTGTCAATCCCCTCATGGAAACGAAAACCGCATCAGTTAGAGCCTACCGCTCCCCTTTCTAGAGGTAGGTGATTTAACCGAATGGCACCCGCAAGGTGCCACCAATTTCCTCTAAACACAGACCGTGTTTGGAGTGCATAACAATCGGAGAGAGCATGGAGATTATTGAGAACAGAGCAATACTGCTCAAGGTAAAACACCCCGACAGAATCACTACGGTGATTCCAAAGAGCAAGGTGTTGGAGAGAGATGAGAACTCAGCAAGTGTGTTAGTGAACTGGGGCTTGGAAGAGACTCTAGTGTTGAAAAACTTACGTATCAACGTACCGTCACCTATCAATGGAACGTATAAGTGGCCGGGGCTTTATAAACCATTTGACCATCAAAAAGTTACATCGTCTTTTTTAACCATGCACCGCCGTGCGTTCTGTTTTAACGAACAGGGCACAGGCAAAACGGCTAGTGTTATATGGTCGGCAGACTATCTAATGATGCAAAAGATTATCAAGCGCGTGCTTGTAATCTGCCCCTTGTCCATCATGGACTCGGCATGGCGTAATGACTTGTTTAGATTTGCGATGCACCGCAGAGTAGATGTCGCGTATGGCAAGCCTGAGAAACGTAGAGAAATAATTAAGGGTGATGCAGAGTTCGTCATCATTAACTACGACGGTTTAGAAATCGTAGCGGAAGCCGTTGTACAGGGTGGCTTTGATTTAATCGTGGTTGACGAGGCGAACGCATATAAAAATCCTCAGACGAAGCGTTGGAAAATCTTGAGTAAATTACTCCAGCCTACGTCATGGCTATGGATGTTGACAGGAACGCCAGCTTCACAGTCTCCAGTAGATGCGTATGGCATAGCAAAGTTAGTCAACCCCAACAATATCCCACGATTCTTTGGTGGGTTCAGAGACCAAGTGATGAACAAAGTCACGCAGTTCAAGTGGGTGCCGAAGCCCGATGCGAACGACACGGTATACAAAGCACTACAACCTGCGATACGTTTTACGAAAGAGCAATGTTTAGATTTACCTGAGATGACCTACGTAACGCGAGACGTACCGCTTACTGCACAGCAAGAGAAATACTATGAGTTACTTCGCCGTCAGTTAATCGTACAAGCGGCTGGTGAAGAGATAACAACAGTCAACGCCGCCGCTAACTTAAACAAGTTACTACAACTATCAGGTGGTGCGGTGTATTCCGATACAGGCGAAGTTGTGCAGTTCGATGCAAGCAACCGCCTAGCCGTCTTGCGTGAAGTTATTGAGGAGTCCAGCCACAAGGTGCTGGTGTTCGTACCGTTTAGACATGCGATTGAAGTTGTACTAGAAGACTTAAAGAAGCATGGGTATGCAACCGCAGTCATTCATGGCGGGGTAGCCGCAAGCAAACGCACAGAAATTTTTGAGAGATTCCAAACGACTGCCAGCCCACAAGTGTTAGTCATACAACCGCAAGCGGCGTCACACGGGGTTACCCTACATGCCGCAAACACGATTGTGTATTGGAGTCCAGTAATGTCCGTAGAGACATATTTGCAATGCAACGCACGAGTCCATAGGGCAGGGCAAAAGAACCCATCAGTTGTAGTGCACTTGCAGGGTAGTGGTGTAGAACGCCGCATGTACACCATGTTGAATAACAAAGTTGATATTCACCACAAAATTATTGACCTATACGGGGAAATACTGAGTTAACAATACTTGACAATGTTAAATTTAGCGGTATGATGGACAACACAAAGAGAGAAGGAGAGAACAATGACTGAAGACATTTCAGCCGACAAACTCGTCGCCGTCTACATAAAGATGCGCGACAAGAGAGCCGAACTTCTACGTGGTTACGAAGAAGAAGATGGTTCGGTTAAGACACAGATGGAAATGGTGGAGAGCAAGTTACTTGACCTCTGCAAGACCGTCGGTGCCGATAGCCTCAAGACCAAGCACGGGACGGTTATACGTGGTGTCAAAACCCGTTACTGGACAAGTGATTGGGCGTCCATGCACAAATTCATTTTGGAACATCAAATGCCTGACCTTTTGGAAAAGCGCATTAGTCAAGCCACACTGAAACAACTTTTGGAGGAGAGTCCTGACCTGATGCCCCCGGGCGTCAATGTAGATAGCAAATACTCAGTTACTGTAAGGAGAAGCACAAGTGGAAGCTGAAACAACCCTGACTGTTTTGGAGGTCGCAAAATACTTGCGGGTTTCCCGACAAACAGTCTACACCCTGATACGTGAGGGAAAAATCCCGCACTTCAAAGTAGGCACAAAGGTACGCATTAAACGTGCAGACCTCGACGCCATGACAAATACCCAAACCAAACCAACCACAGGAGAAACTATATGAGTGAAATGACTTTATTTGCCAAGGGTGGCAATACCCTACCCGCACACTTGCGTAACCTTGAACTGGACGCAACTACCAAAGCCTTGATGGGTTCGGGTGGTGGCTCAGGCAAGCGTATATCAATCAAAGGCGGTGTATTCCGCATGATTGTTGACGGCAAAGAAATTGCGCAAAACGAAGACCGCGCCATGCCGATTGTTATTGTTGCGGCTAACCCGCATGTATCCCGTAGTTACTATGCAGAAACTTATGTTGAAGGACAAGTCCTCGCCCCCTCATGCTGGTCAAACGATGGAGTCTCACCTGATTCCAAAGTCAGCGAACCACAGTCCGGCAAGTGCGCAACATGTGCACAAAACATTGCTGGCTCTGCAACTCAGGGCGCTGGACGTGCTTGCCGTTACAGCCAACGCTTGGCAGTTACCCTTGAGAACGACCTCAAAGGAGATGTGTATCAACTAACACTCCCCGCACAGTCAATCTTTGGTAATGTTGAGGGCGGCAAAATGCCTTTGCAAGCATATGCTAAGTTCTTGGGTAGCCACGGTTTGCCAATCACAGCAGTTGTGACCGAGATGCGTTTCGATACAGCAAGTGCTACACCTAAGTTAACGTTCAAGGCACTACGTCCTTTGGAAGCCGACGAGATGGCATTGGCACAAGAGAAGGGTCAATCAGCAGAAGCCAAGTCTGCGATTGCATCAACCCCTGCAACACTGGACGGCGCAAAACCAAAAGCAGTAGCCGCACCTGCACCTGTAGCAAAAGCAGAAGACGTATCAGCCGAAGAAGCTGAACCAACCAAACGCGCTAAGAAAGCCGCACCGAAAGATGTGAGCGAAATCTTGGACGACTGGGCTGAGTAAAAACAACGGGGGGCTTATGCCCCCCTACAAAGGAGGCTACTAATGGCAAAAATTTGTGAATGTTGTGGGCAAAAGATTCGGAAATTAAACCCACACCGAATGTGCAAACACAAAGTTACTGTGCTTGAAATCATGGCTAAGGCTGATGACTGGGTAGTTGCCCAACATGGACATGGCGTCATTGTTAATGGCGTTTCTGTTCGCGCCCCTTATAGGGCAGAGGCACATGCAAGCCGTTTAGTTTGGTTTGGTTTAGCAGAACATGGAGCAACGCGCTCAGGGATGTACCGTATCACACAGGCGGGTAGGGACTTCCTTGCAGGGACACATGCTGTACCAAAAATCATATGGTGTAAAGACGGCATAGTGGTTGAAACTGATTCCATACAAGTAACGATAGGCAGTGTGAAAGATGTAGTCCTTGATAAAGAATATTGGGACAACTATGGAGCAATGCAGAGACCATGAACAACAAAGGTTACTCCCGTAAGTTTGTACAAGCAAACAAAACGGCTGACAACGAGCACATCGGTGTACAACTTGGGCGCATATGCGTTTCGAGAGACATACCCGTGCAAGACGTAGCAGAGTATTTATCGGTATCGCGACAGGCTGTTTACATGTGGTTCTTGGGGAAGTCATTTCCCCACCCCACTATGCGCGACACCATACGTGACCTGATTAAGACACTCAAATCTAAAAAACCCTGACCGACCGTCTGCCGCCAGCAGACTACGGTTTTCAAAAGAGCGAACAATGACCTCAAGGATTCCCTTTCTCTCCTCCGTGCTTGCCGAAGAAGGCATGTACTGTGTGGTGGGATTAAAGAAAGGTGCCCCGAGGCAAACTTTTGTAGAGACGATTGAAGAAATAGATGGTGTAGTAGAAGGGCTGTTAGCACAGGGGTACGACGCGTACTTTGGATGTGCTAAATATTTAAACGCCTCAGAAGGGCGTACCGCACAAAACGCAAAATGGTTCAAAGCCTTTTGGGTTGACTTAGACTGCGGTGAGAATAAACCTTACGAAACACAAGCCGTTGCTTTAGATGCACTCAAGCAGTTTGTTAAGGACACAGGGCTACCACGCCCAACGATAGTGAACTCAGGCCGTGGCGTACACGCCTACTGGACACTAACCAAAGCAGTTTTCTACAACGATTGGAAGCCCACGGCTGAAGCGTTCAAAAAATTCTGTGCGGCTTACGACTTAAAGGCTGACCCTGCGGTAACCGCAGATGCGGCTCGTATCCTACGTATCCCCGAAACACTCAACCATAAAGATTCTCCACCGTCACGAGTTGATGTGCTGGTTTCTTCTGGCGCTATGGAGTTCTCCCGATTCCAAGCGATTGTCGGTGCGGGTACTGAGGAAGAAGTCAACAACGAACTGGGTTTTGCCGTACCTACGCAACGCCGACCAATAGATGCGACCACTCGCGCCTTGATGGGAAACAGCGTGTCTCGCTTTGGGACAATCATGCGTAAGAGTGCTGAAGGTAAAGGTTGTGCGCAGCTCGTGCATATATACCGCAACCAGCAAGATGTTGAAGAGCCTTTGTGGAGAGCGGGGCTCTCTATTGCCATTAACTGTGAAGACGGTGAGTTGGCAATCCACAAGATTTCTCATGCCCATGAGGAGTACGACCCACAGGACACCAAGGTAAAGGCAGATGCCCTATTTGGTAAGCCTTATAAGTGCGCGACATTCCACAGCCTAAATTCCACAGGGTGCACTGACTGTCCAAACCGCAACAAGATTACATCGCCCATACAGATTGGGTCACAAATCGCGGCGGCTACGGCAGAAGACAACATCGTGGTGATGCGCAACGCTACGCTAGAAGAAGACATTACGGTTGAGATTCCTGAGTATCCGTTCCCATACTTTCGTGGCAAAAACGGTGGGGTATACAAGCGTGGCTTGCCCTCTGAGAAAGCCAAGAAAAAAGAGGACGAGGAGACAGAAGAAGAACGCGACCACCTCATTTATGAGTACGACTTCTACGTGGTCAAAAGGCTAACTGACCCTGATGCTGGTGAATCTTTATGGATGCGCTTGCATATGCCCAAGGACGGTATACGGGAGTTCTCTGCGCCTTTAGCAAGTGTTCTGTCGAGAGACAGATTTAGAGAAATTATTGCCTTTCAAGGCGTGACTGCATACAACAAGAAACTGGATGGACTTATGGCTTATGTAACCCGTTGGGTAGGTGAATTGCAACAACTTGCAGAGGCTGAGAAAGCCCGACAACAATTTGGATGGTGTGAGGACGACACGAAGTTTGTAGTTGGTAACCGTGAGATAACTGCCGCAGGGGTGAACTACAGCCCGTCATCGCAAGCAACCGCAGAGTTGGCGACGATGTATACAAAGAAGGGCACGATACACGAGTGGTCTAGGGTGGCTAACAACTACGCCCGTGAAGGTAACGAAGTGCGTGCGTTTACCCTGTTTGCTGGGTTTGGGTCTGCCCTGTTCAAGTTCACCAAACTAAGTGGCTCAATTATTCACCTGACCAACAACGGCTCAGGCGTGGGTAAGACAACTATTCAGCACATGGTCAACAGCATTTGGGGGCGTCCATTGGAAACCCTGATGAACCAAGAAGATAAGTACTTGGCTCGTATGCACCGTATCTCTGTGCTTGGCAACATCTCGGTGACGATTGACGAACTGACCAACATGGCTGACGAAGAGGTTAGCAACATGGCGTATGGCATTACGCATGGTAGAGGGCGCAACCGGATGCAGTCACAAGTTAACGCTGAACGAAGTAACACGTTGCGCTGGGCGATGATTGCGATTACGTCGGGTAACAAAAGTTTGTACGACCAGTTGTACAACTTGAAGGACTTTCCCGAAGGTGAGTTGATGCGGATACTGGAGTTCAATGTATCCAAGACTGATGACATGTCCAAGGCTGAATCCGATAACGCGTTCAACGCTATGTACGATAACTACGGCGTGGCTGGTGAAATCTTTATACGCTACGTGATTGCCAACTTACCCGAGGTCAAGAAGTTGTTGGAGAAAATCCAGCGTAAGTTTGACAAAGCGGCTGGTCTCACTCAGCGTGAGCGGTTTTGGTCTGCTAATGCCGCATGTGCCATAACTGCTGGTTTGATTGCTAAGAAACTAGGTCTGCATAACATTGCCGTAGAAAACATTTACGCATGGGCTGTACAAACTATTGGCAGGATGCGAGTTGAAGTACGCCCGGGAATATCGGGTCCGCTCGCACACATGGGATTATTTCTTAATGAGCACAACAACAATATGCTGGTCATCAACAGCACAGTGGACAAACGCTCAGGACTTACCGAAGCGCCAATACGAGAACCCCGTGGTGAACTTATTACCCGCTATGAGCCTGACACCAAGCACTTGTTCGTGACGGTGAAACTCTTGCGCGAGTGGTGTAGCGAGAACCAAGTCTCTTACAAAGGGCTGGTGGACGACCTGTACAAGATGGGTGCTTGCATTGGAACTTTGAAGAAAGCCATGTCTCGTGGGTCTGCAATGTCCACACCCCCTGTGAGTGCATTGGTGATTGATTGCGCAAAAGCAACAGCCCTAGACCCCGAAGATAGCACTCCTGTACCCGCTCCTAGCGATGACGATTTATAATAGCAACGTACCTATTGTTATTGAATGGCATAAATTCGTAGTTGGCAGCTCGTTCTATATACCGACGTTAACACCTAACGTGTTATCAGGCGAAGTAGACACTGCCGCGAAGGAACGGGGCATGAAAGTCAAGTTTCGTTTTTGTGTCGAAGGCACTACGCATGGAGTGAGGTTCTGGCGTGTCAAATGATCTTGTGTTAGAGTTCGCCTAGCAACTGATCTCCTCTCTCCTTTGTAGTTGCCTTCTCCTAGCCCCCCGACCAAAAGTTGGGGGGTTTTTTTCTTTAGTCTTCCAGTTCGCGGATTGACTGCTCGATGAGAGGACGCAACTTCTTGTTCAACTGCACCCCGTGGTACATGTCTTCTGAGATTCTGTCTCGTGCTGTTACAGACTTTTTGAGCGTGTTGGCAGTTATCTTCAACTCAGGGTACTTATCGCCCAACTTAAATAGTTTTTCTTCCAACATATCTGCACGCTCAAAGTCACCTTCACGCTGGGCAACGTAGTACTTCTTGAGCAAGGACTGCTCTTCCTTAGTAATCACATCGCCCATCTTTTTAGCGGTGGCGTTAATCTCATATTGTGCCAACAAGTCAGCAGGTGCGAAACCTAAGACCTGCAACGCTGCGTTGTATCCATTCACATCCCCCATCACTGGGTCTCCACGTAGAGTATTTACACCCTCGGTGGCGTAGCGGACACCCTTGAGCACGTTGCGTAGCGCAATAGGTAGGGCAGTCTCGATGGCACGCTCCATGTGACCATCATTGGCAAGTTCAGCCGCACGGAACATGTTGTTTACTATGGCATATGGTGCGCCCAGTATCGCCTCGGTAATTTGGCTCAACGCACTAGCGTCTGCTTTGCCACCCTTGTTTTCGCGGTAGATTAAGTCAGTCCAACCCACACGGTCAGCAATACCAAGGTTCGTGATGTAGTTGACTGGGCCCTTAAACGCAAACTCACCAAGATATTTACGCATGACTGTATCAAAGTCATCCTCGTCGTCATCATTGAGCGCGTTGTAGGCGGCTTCCATAATCCAATACATGGGTAAACCCTTAGCACCAGCAAACAATGCGGCAGTGCCGTATATGCCTAACAACTGACGACGGGCGGCTTGTATTTCCTCAAGTTGTTGTCCTGTGGCACCTTGAACTGGCAGCGCACGATTCATGGTGTTAAACAACATGTAGTACATGGTGAAGCCAAACCGCTTAAACACAGTAAGAACTTTACCTATGTCTGAATGACCAATGCTGGGCCCAGATTCAGTATGACCAGCACCATGCGCAAAGGTAACCATTTTGATGGCTTCTTCAATCGCTTGTGCTTGCTTCTCGGCATCGGACAACTTCTTGTTATTCTTGAGGCGTCCCATCTCCAACTCATAGGCGGCAACTGCCGTGATTTCACGGTTCATACGCTCGGCATGGTGGAACATGTATGTGGAAATAACCGCAGTTTTGTGCGCTAGGTTAGAAGTCTTATCAATCGCTTTCCCGGGCCTATCGTTTACATCCAACGCGTCATAAGCTGTTGATGTTTGTAAGAACCCAAGGTCTTTGAGTCGTTGCATCAAGGCGGCATACTGCGGGGCTTTGCCCATACTGACCGTGTTGTCGATAGATAGGCCGACTTCCAACCAACTATCTTGCATGGACTTGTTGCCGTTAATATCAATTACTTCGCGCTTGGCACCGCTAGTTCTATACAACTTCAACGCCGCCAACAATGCAAGTCCTGAGTCTTTCCAACCATACTTACCACCCAAAAGCGGGTAGACAATCATAGGAGTTTGCAACGTGTTGACTACGGCAGACGATGCGTTACCAGCCAAGTTGAAGTAGAACGCGCCAGTACTTGCGTAGCGTGCCCAATCAGATACCTTGGGGTTCATGGCGTATTCTTGGCGTGCTTCAAACTCGTTAATCAATTCAATAGCACGGTCTTGATTCTGCCCACGTAGTCCTGCGGCAGTTTCTTTCATGTTGCTAACCAAGCGGCGCATACGATCACCGTAGCGCATCAAGGACAACTGGCGGGTCACGTTCTGAGTCACATTACCAAATGCCAAGGCAACATCGTTCTCATAACCAAGCGTACCCTTACGTGTTTGGAAAGACTTGAGCAAACTAGCCTCGGGCATAGCGGCAACGATTAACTGCAAGAACTTATTGACAGCCTCATCATCGGCGTTGCCTTCACGCATGATCTTCACAATCTGAGCCGCCATAGTTCCACGTGGAACATTCTTCACGGTGAACTGGTCAATGCGGGAGAACTCATCAAAGTTTGTATTGCCTTCTGCTTCCAACTTGCGGCGTGCAAAGTCACGTTCAGCTTGGCTGTTATACAACTCAGACACAGCATCGTTAGTCTTGTCGGTGTAGGTCAACCAGTAAGTACCCTGACGGTACAAAGGCACGTAGTGGTCAATGCCCATCTTCGTGATTTGGTCAATGATCTTGTTGTACGCACTTAGCGCCGCTTGCTCATCAGGGAAAGTTTCCTTCAGACTGCTATACAACGACCCCTTCAACTCTTTGAACAAGCCACGGTATGCACCGAATGTGTCACGGTACAACTGCTTTTCTTCGTCATTGAGTTTGTTGAACTCAGCAGAGAATTGACGATGGGCTGCTTCTCTCTCAGGTGCGCCCTTGTACTGGCTAATAGGAGCCTCTGGATTTACGTCCAAGCGTGACGATTCATGCACAAGGCGTGACCATGCGTCATAGTTAGCGTTCTGACGGTATTTGTTTAGACGGTCAGCAATAGGCTTTAGTTTGGCACGCAACTCTTCACGGTAACCAATCATGCCATCCACAGAGCGGGCGAAGTCCATTGAGTCTTTACCCAATATCTTTTCACCAACTTCACCCAGAGCAGACAAGTTCAGGAAGCGTTGAGTAGCCTCGCGGAAACTAATTCCCATGCGTTCTGTAGCGGCAAGAAACTTCACAGCGCGTTCACTGTTCATGGCGGGCTGGTTGGAAATGATATTACCCATACCAGTCATCATCTGCTGTGCCACATTGGGTTTGTGGATGGACTGCGCATACATGGACTCGCCGTAGCGTGCGGCAGGAGGTGCACCCATAATCGCACTGAGCATCTGGTCAACTGCATCTACCACACTTGTTTGCTTTGGCTCGTAACCCATCAGTTTACGTAGGACGTTAACAATCTTGTCCCACATTGACAGGTTAGGGGACTCAGTGCGCATTTCCTTTAAGCGGGTGCGAAAGACTTCGTTACTCCACATTTCAGCGGCAAACTCTTGCAAGTCTGTAGCGCCATACGCGCCTTCAATATCACCCTTGATTTGCTCAAAGAGTTTGTTTAACTTCCGGGTGATCGGATGTGATGGGTTTGCCAAAACATGTGATAGTGCGGCGTGAGCGGCCTCATGCAAAATCTCGTACTCGCTGGCGTTTGCAGGCAAGTAGATAGTGTTTGTCTTTGGGTCGTAGCGGGCTTCGCCCACCGCCAATTTCACATCACCTAAGTACTTAACCAAAGAACCAGCAATACGTTGTACCAAACCAGAAGAACCGGAATCTGCAAGAGCTTGTAGAGCACCTGCAACATCACCCCGCTCCAACATGTGTAGGACAACTGGATGCGCCTCGCCATGCAGGGCGGCAATCTCAGGCGATGCAAAGTATCCCTCACCGCGTCCTCTGTTTATAAAGTCATCGTAAGAAGTCTCAATTGCGTCATCAAGGTAGATGTCATCAATCGTCTTCTGTACAGAAACTTTCTTCTTGTCTGCGGCGGCTTCTTTAGCCTCAGCCGCTAACTGCTTCTTAGTCGCTTTCTTGACCCCTTGCTGTTTATCAATTCTGGAGTAGTGCACTTGAGAACTGGCGTTCTCTTTTTCGTACAGGGCAATCTGCTTATCCATGAATGCGATTGCTTCGGGCGACAGGTTCTGACGCACCCACTGTGCGGCGTTCTTAGCGTGTATACCACCTTGTCCTTTGAAGAACTCAGCCTCGGCTTGTGTGCCGAATGTCATCTCGGGGTCGCCCTTGAACGCCTTCATTTTGGAATTGCGATAGGCAGTAGGCTGATACACCAAGTCGTTAGCAATCGCTTTAAGCGCCAACTCAGGTAGAACCTTGCTGAAATAAGCGTGGGCGTCTTTGGCAAGTTCAGTCATCCCTTTGAGGGATGCAGTGCGACCTAATTTCTCAGCGGCAATCTTGAGGTCTTCACCAAACTTTATAGTTTTATTAACCTTAGCAATATCCTGTGCTTCCACCGTTTCGGCAGGGGCAATTTCAGTAGCCTTGACAGGAGTAGTCTTTCGTCTCTTAGCAGATACAACAGGAGGAGCAGTATCAGTAGTAGTGGTAGCAACAGGAGCCGCATTTTGGTCTTCTACTGCAACGGACTGTTCAGCTTTTCTGACAACAGGCAGTCCAGCATCCGGCTTAGTAAGAACCACTCCATCTCCTGTAGGTGCTCCAACTCCTGCGGCGGCGCTTTCTTGATCGGGTGATGGAGCCACGCTAGTGCTTGCTCTATCTGTTGGGGTGTTAGGTTGTCCAGCATTGGTATCTCCAAAGGCGAATTGACGCGTTGCTGATTGTTGCTTCTGTGTTTTCTCAGAGATAGGCTCCGCTTGTAACTCCGCACGGGCGGCTTCGACTTCACCACCACGACCGTCAGCGTATAGGCTGTCAAGTACTTTTTGATAGTTATCTTCATTGACGTTAATGGTGCCCGTCTTTTGTGGGTCTTCCATTGTCTGTATAAATTTGCGCACGCCTTCGGGCGTAGCCATGTCGGTACCCAGTAAATCCAAACCAAGTTGTGAGCGGTCAGATATACGCAAGGCTTTGAGCACTTGTGTTGTCACTGGGTCTTTCGGTGCGTTCTGTGCACCCATGTCGCCAAAGGCAAACCCACGCATACCTTGCTCTTGGCTAATTTTGTTCTCAACACGTTGCTTCTCAACTCCGGGCATAAACATGCCGCCCGTACCGGGTGTTGGCTTGGCAGTAGCAAACGCGCTCTCTGACGCTTTAGCCGCATTTTCGTCAGCGTCTTTAGCCTTGGCTTTTTTAATTGCGTCTTCTAAGTCAGCGTAGGCTCGTGAACCGGGACGTTGCTCATCCATGCGGGCTTGCAAGGCATTGATTTCAATCTCACGCGCTTTGCGTGCATCGTTCTCCGCAAGGGCGGCTTCCATATCAGCTTGCGTATTGCCCGCTGTTGGGAACTGTCCTTCGATTTGGTTTTGCAAGCCAGTAGGTTGCAGTCGTGCCGCTTCTTCTTGTGCGGCTAACTGATTCAACGCTTCTTTGGCTTCTTGCGTGTTTGAGTAATCTTTCTTGGCTGTGCGACCAGCGGCTATGCCACCCGGAATTCCAAAGCCAGCACCACCCACAGCACCTTTGACAAACGCTTCCTTGTACTTTTGTACGTTCTCAGGGTCGAGCAAACCTTTTGTACTGCCAGCAACTTGTGCGGCATATGCGCTTATGGCTTCTTGTGCGCTCTCGGTAAGACCTTCAGTAGCGGCAGACTTGCTAACTTCTTTGCCAAGATATTTCCAAACTTTTGGTGCGGCACCAGACTCTTTAGCCATTTGCTCAATGACTTTTAGTTTGCCGTAACTACCCAGCGAGTTAAGAACACCAACGGGCAACACAGAGTCCAACACGGCACTGAAGCCACCTGCTAGGGCGGCAACACCGGGTTCAAACTTGCCAGTTTCTTGATAAATATTCTCAAATACTTCGGGTGCGTTTTGAGCAAATGAACCCATGAACACGCCACCATACATACCCTTTTGTGCACCAGCTTTTGCGGCAGTCTCAACACCAGCTAGACCTGCACGGGTAGGAACGCCAGCGGCAGTAGCCGCCTTGAAAGCCGCGCCGCCAGCCAAGCGCCCGCCCAACACACTGCCCCCTACACCGGGAACTATTGAAGTAGCAAGAGTAGGTGTAAGTTCACCCAAAGTTTCAACGCCGTACTCAAGTGCCTCAAACGGGCTGTTGATGTCTTTATATGATTTAAAACGCGTTGGGTATTTCTGCTGTAGAAGTTGGCGGCTTGCTTCCGCTTCCTTCATTTGGCGTTCAGCGTAGTCGTTTGCACCTATGGCACTGCCTACCATACCGGGAAGGGTATCGCCTATAGCAATACCAATTTCTCCCAAACCACGCATGGCACCGCGTTTACCAATCTCACCTAAACCAACATCAGGTTTGGGAAGGCTGAAGTCATACTTCCTAGCCAAATTATTCAACATGACGTCGAGTTGTTCTGGAGACAAGTTGTCAGGGAACTCAACGTTCCCGACTTTAGGCAGAGTAATAACCATGTTTGCTCCGCGTTATTCCATGTTCATAAGATCAAAATACGATTTTGTATCCCCACCGCCTGTTGCGGAAGCCATATCCCCACGTTGGTCACGCGTAGATTGCATTACATCATTGATGTAGTTGTTGCGGATTTGGTTATATTGGTATTTACCCTGAATAGGACCATACTGTTGTATGAGTTCCGCTTCTTTACGCTTGTTGGCGCTATCAAAGTCAAGCGTGGCTTTACGTCGCACATCATTCATGCGTGCTTTGGCCGCAAATCCTTGAGCGTCTGCGGCTTTGTTGCGGTAGTCCATGAGAGAACTAAACTGACGTTCTTTCTGTGCCAGTTGTGCGGCACCGAGGCCAGCTTGTGAGGCGTATTGTTGACGTTGTACGTCAAGTTGTTCACGCTGTACTGCGATTTGTTTGTCCACTTGCTGTAGTTGACGTACTTGTGTTGCCCAGCCTAGGGCTGTAGCGTTATCACCCTTACGTTGCGCCATTTGGAACTGTTGCATAGCAATCGCAAGTTTTTGCTGGTTGTCATCTGCGGCTTGAGCCAACTCATTAGTCTTAGCAACCGATGCGGCAAGTGTTGGAGATGCTTTTGCGGCACTTCGTATTACACCAAAGATACCTTTGTTACCCGCTTGACCGGGTTCAGCGGCATTAGCCGCCATTTGAAAACCAAACTCAGCCAGTGCTTTACCAAAGCCTTTGTCTTTAATTTCTTTTGAACGTCCGGCGGATTTTTCCAGCATCTTGTTCAATGTGTCCATGTCGCCCTTGCTCTCGGCTTTGAGCATGTTGCGCATTTTGGTGTACTCATCCATTAAAGAAACAGCGGGTACGCCACTATCCTTGGACAACTGAGTAATGCCAGAGAAGATTTGTGGGCTAACTTTTGGTTTGTCTTTACTTTCAAAGTCCACGCGACGTGTTGCAGTAGCGGCGTTGTATGGTTCACTAACCGAAGTCGTTGGTTTAGCTACCGGAGCTGTTGGCTTATCTACAACGTATTTACCATACATAATGTCTTGCACATCTGAAAGCCCTACAGTCTTTCCTTGGTCTTTTAAATCACTAACTATTTTTTGCACTTCACTCATAGGAAGTTTTTTAGGTGTTTCGTATGTACCAATTGAGCCACCAAATTGTGGGTCTGTAATTAAGTCACCATCTGCAAACGCAAGGATGCCGCCATTAGCGGCTTGAACTACGCCTTGTTGCTGTTGTTGGGGTAACTGGTTATACGCCGCTGCCATACCACCACGCTCGGATGCACGCATGGCAAGTTCTTGTTGGGCGGCTACTAACTCAACCTGTGTTGTAGGGTTCTGAATAATTGCTTGGAGTTGCTCATCTGACAACTTGTCAACCTGTGCCGCCATAGCCGCAGGGTCATTCATTTTTTCAGAAATGTCCCCGCCTTCACCAAACGCCAAGCCACCCTCAGCCATTCTGCTTAGACCATAGGCACCCATACCCAGACCAGCAAGCTGACCCATAGTACTTGGAGGTGCTTGATAGACCTGCGACTGCGTGTTCATGCCCATTGGGGTACCACGAACCAAGTTAGACATGTAACTGAGTTGTTGGTATGGATAGTTCTTCTGTGTGAGGAAGTCTTGGTATGCAGTGTCCAGACCTCTTTGTTGCTGGGCTTGCTGTTGCGCACCGTATTGGTTTTGCAAGGCGTTGATGCCCATGCCCTGCTGATACTGGCTCTGCCCTAAGTTACCCAACTGACCAGCGGCTTGATTAGCCATGCCGTAACCTGCAAGTTGATTCTGCAAGTTCTGGTTGTACTGGTTCTGTGCGTTAGTAAACGCGGTGTTGTAGCCTTGACCAACAATCTGATTGATACCTGTATTGCGGTTGCGTTCGTTTTCAGCCGCCATGATTGCTTCACGTGAGCCACCAAATGCACCTGCTTGAGTAGCCGCAGACTGTTGTCTAGTACCAGTAATGTCGTACGCACGGTTGGCTTCAGCAATTTGAGGAGCCAAAGACATCTGCAAGTAGGGGTTCATGTACCCACCTACTTGATTCTGGAATCCATACTGATTAGCCTGACCAGCTACATCAAACCCACCCAAACCCGCACCGACCGATGCAGCAGTAGCCTGACCAATTTGAGGCGCAACTCTCATATCCCTTGCGCCTTGGAACGATTGTTGTTGCATCGGGTCAAACCCAGCAATACGCTCACCGCCATAGGGTTGGTATGGATTTTGGTCAAGGTCAGTTACTGCCTTACCCTTAGACAGTACGTCTTGCGCATACGGCTTCGCCCAATCAGGTAAGTCTTGGGTTTGTGTAGTAGACGATGCAGGTTGTGAACCGCCGCCACCCCCGCCTCCATCACCAAGAATGAGACCGCCATCGGCTTTTAAATAGGTGGCGCTATCCCCAAGCGGCTCGCCAAATGCGTAGAGTTCACGGCGTGAATAACTTGTTCTCATAGATCAACCCTCATTACTTGGTGGGTGTTTTCCATACCCATTTTCTTGTACATATCAACCAGTGTGCCCCTTGCCCAGCACTGAGCTTTTTTGGCACCATTGAGTCGCATGAAGTTTTTGGCCTCATCAAACACATAGTCTCTAACAATCCCTTTGCCACCCATCAGGTTTACATGCGCTACGCGCTCCATCGGGTAGTCAATAAATTCAATCGTACATGCACCAGTAATGCCCTCATCAGGCTCTTCCCACACCAACAAGTGTGTCTTACCTGTACGGATGCTGTACTCAATAAACTGCTCGTTATGCGACCCCGGCTCTAAGTCCATTGCCTTCTTTAGCAACGGTAAAGCAACAGGCCATACATTGGGCAGATAGTTAGGGTGGACATGGTGAAGTGGCATGTCTACGCAGGTAGATACTTCTCAGACCGACTATTTTTTGCCACTCTACCTTTACCCACAGTCTTACCACGAGCCGCTTGGATTCTGTCCATCATGGCGTACAGTTTGCGTGCGCCAGCCTCGGTTGAGCCATTACCCAACTCTGACACGATACGGGCTGGGACTACGAACTCACCATCAGCCAAACGAGCAGGTTGTCTTTTGCCAATCACGGCAGGAATTGAATCAGATACGCCATCTCCCGGCCCGCGAAGTAAGCGCCCACCATCAGAATAGCCACCCAAGTTATATCCCGCATCTGAGATACCTCCCGAAGCCATCTGCATAGGTTGTGGAGCAGATGCGTTACCCGACTGCTGGCCTTGCATCAAAGAAGATAGCAACCCTATCATTTGCTGTGGGTTACCACCAAAAGCGCGTGTACCTTGAGGTTGGAACGTATCGCCTTCGAATGTGTTGTCAAAAGGAGTTTGACCGGTATTAAAAAGTGGTGATAACCCGGCTCCGCCTTTTGCGCCAATAGCAGTATTGTTCTGCCCAGTGAACCCAGTCTGACTTCCGCCACCAGAGCCTGCGGCACTGTAACCATTAGCGCCACCGCCGCCAAAGCCACCACTGCTTCCGTTACCAAAGTCAAGTGGAATATTTAAATCAAGATGACCTCTACCGGAAATACCGCCGTCAGCCATATGGTGTGTAAAGCGTGGGGACAAGCCACCACGAGCTTCACCACCAGCGTCGCCACCGCCGCCACCACCTGCGGCTCCACTATCGCCAGAAGAAGCATCAGAGCCACCACCCATACCGGGGGCACCACCACTAGCGTCAGCGGCTGCGGCAGCAGCAGAAGCGGCAGAAGCGGCATCACTTGCCGCGTCCATACCATTTACTGCGTTAGCCGAGGTGTTACTTGTTGGAGACATGGCATCCATTGCCGCTTGTGCAATCGCGGCTGCCATAGGAGAAATAGACTGATTAGATATGGCGTAGCCTATATCACCTATCGTCGAACCGGTCGGAGAACCAGTAGAAGATGAGGACGATGAGGCGGAAGCTGGACCGCCGCCAGAACCGATACCACCTGTATCGTTGTAGATGTTTACATCACGGTTTTCTGGTCTAAGGGCTTCGGAAATCCCTTTTGAGTATCGTTGGGTCTTGGGGTCATAAGACACACCGCCATCCGCCATTCTTTGCCCGCCTGACATCATGTTCATCGCGCCGCCACCAAATGGGGCAATATTTGCCATCGGGTACATTGTGTTTACCCCCATCATGGCGTTAGTGGACATCTGCTCAACTGGGCCGCCACCTGTGTAGCCCATAAGTCCACCATCTGCGGCGGTAGTGGGGGGAACATACGCGCCATAACCGGGGTACATCTGTTTAGCCTCTTCATCAGAAAGGGCTGTGTACTGTGGCTTGAAATATACGTTTTCTACGCCAGTTGGACTGGCAGTAGGTGTAGGTGTTTGCATACCGGGACTGAACTTGTAATGCGGTACAACTTGTTTTCCAGCGGTAGCAGATGTAGGGGGAGGTGTAAATTTTGCCTGTTCGCCCGCCGCAGGAGCCGCAGCCGCTAACCCCATTCTGGCTAAACCAGAGTAGCTTCCACCACCCAAGGCTTTGAATTTATCTGCTGTTGGGTCAGTAAATAAAGACTTAGCGCCTTGTTTCACTGCGTCAAACCCTGTAGGCGGTGGATTAGCCAACAGTTGTTCATTTACGATATTGCTTTTTATCGTTGCAAGCTGGTCTGCTGATGGTAATGCTGATGGGGTAGCAAATCCAGCCGCTTCGGGAGACGCGTTTATTATTGCTTGCTGTGCCTGTTGTTGCGCAGTTTGTCTTGCTAGTTCTTGTTGAGCACCTTCATTAGCAACGTTTTGAACAGAGGCTCCAGCTTCAGAAGTAGCAAGACCTGACAACCCCGCCCCTAACCCAGCGCCACCATAACCGCCAAGACCTGCTGACAAGCCACCCATCAAACCCCCTTTAGGATTTAACGCATACGACCCTGCACCAACAAGCAAACCAGCTTGCATAGCGGTCAAACCAAAACCAGCGGGACCAAGAGCCGCGCCTGCGACCAGAGGCAAGATAGCAGAAAGAAAGCCAGCTTCGGGTAGCCCAGTCTGTGGGTTAATAGTTAGTTGACCACCATGCGCCATAGCCAAGTCATTGAGGCTCTTGACCTCTTTGTTCGACATGTGAACAAGCGTAGTATCAGGTCCACGACCTTTATCGGCTAAATGTTGGGCAGCTAGTTGTAGGCTCATTTTTGCCTCGTAAATGGGGGGTTAATTGAGTTTATCATGTTAGGTCGTTGGGAACAACTAAACTTTAATCTTTAGAACATTACCAGCAGTGGTGTCGTAGTAAATATCCCCTAAACGCAAGTTAGCAAGATCAGCCTGTGTTGGTAGACTAACAGTTGGAGAACCATTTATATCTGGTGTAGAACAACTTAATGCAGAGATAACTTCTGTGGGGTTTGTTGTTCTCTCTGTTGCCGCAAGAATGGGTCCGGGGTTATCTAGCGCATTGAAGTACTGACGCAAAATACCAAGCAACACATCCATAAACCTTTGGTCATACTCAACTGGAGCAAGCGGAAGTCGTGGAGCTACTACACCTTTGTTTGCCATATTTATCTCCTGCCGTCAGGACGAATATCAATACGTGGGATACCCAACTGCCACTGAACACCAAGAGTGCTAGATGAAATCTTAAACGCCATCTGCCTACCGCGAATACGTACATACACCTGTTCAGTAAACAACTGCACGTTATAGACATTTGTACTTGCAAACGATTGCGAACTTGTAACCCCTCTGATGCCAGACGAGCCGTAGCTTGAACCGGGGAAGGCACGCGGTCTTACAGTAAAGTCAACAGAAGGTGCTACCACTGTGGAACTATCAAAGGTAATGTCTGGAATAAGTCTCCAAACAAAACCAAAATTATGACCGTCCCCAATATCAAAGTCCGAGGATTGAACATAAGCATCAATAGCAGTGGGCGTGCTAGTCTCGTTGTTGTCCACAGTTGTTTCATGGTAGACCACATCTGCGTTTTGATACACATTACTAGAGTTGTACGCAATTCCAGCAATTGGTTGAGCGCGTAGCGGGCTGTCTAGCCAAGCAGTACGTGGGCGGGCGCTAGTGCAGTTCCAAGTACCGTAGTACCAAACTTTTTCTAAATGGTTATAGATGACGTAGCGGTCGAGCATACGATTAGGTGATGCTGGTGTGCCTGTGCTGTTTCCCCCAGTAGACGTAGTACCTGTCATAGAGCAGTAGAACCACCACACTTCGCTGTAACCCTCGCTAGTGCCAACACAGAATTGATACGATTCAGTCAAGTTAATGTTGTCAAATACAAATTGGCGCAACGAACAAGGTAGGGTTTCAATCCGTCCAGAGTAAACGTAGAATTTATCTGTACCCATCCAATAAGTGACATTGTTTACCACTGCTATTACGTTAGGTCCAGCGACAGAAATATTGTCACCAAGAAGTTGATTACCCCAAACATACGGCGCTCCGAGGTACTGGAACGAGTAAAGCGCGGCATCAGTAAGGACCAAGATTTCTTGGCGCGTCTGTATAGCAGTAATAATCTGTGAACCGTGGCTTAACTTTATACCGCCCGCTTGATTAGTAACAGATGGTGTCCATGTGGCTACGCTGTTTTGGTCAGACCAGCGCACTTGCATTGGGTCTTGTGCGGTTGTTGCGTATGTTCCGGTTGGGTCGTTAGTTCCAAACGCAAAAGTAAAACGTGAAGAGTCTGAAATCAGCACAAAATTAGCAAACGAAGGGCAAGTTGTGTCTGGCGTTATTGTGCCTGCTTTGGTAACTATGCCTGTAGATGCTTTAATAATTTGGCAACGGTCATAGACGTTAACACTAGCGTTATTAGCCCAGTAATACATCGCTCCACCACGGGGGTTAATAACTAAATCTTCTCCGTAATTAGATTGGCTCCACAGGCGCAACTGAATACCAATACCTGTAGTTGCAGGAGAACCCCAGCCAGTAGCCGTAGCAGGGTATTGATAGACGGCATCCCCGTTAGTGTGTGCTGTCGCTGTAGTGTTAAATCCACGGATTACAGGCGAGGCAAATGTAGTTCCCGTTGTTGATGGGTAAGAGATACCCTCAGAACCAATGTAGATTAACCCACTTGCCGCAAAACCTGTTGTAGACGTTACAGAAACAGCCGCAGTAGTAGTACCGTCAGCAATGCTTGCAGTCAACGCAGTTGCAGCACTTGGCCCAACCGAGCCGCCCCAGCCACCAGCGCCCCAGCCCGTACCTAGCGTGAATGTTGTGAAACCAGTGGTTAATTGATAGTTACCTATAACAGAACCGCCGCCATTACCTATATCACTAGCGTTAGCAGCAACAGAAGAAGTAATTGTGTATGTATTGTTACTTGTAACGGTTTGAACTTGATACTCTCTGTTAAGAACAGTTGCATCAATGGCTCCGCCAAGGGTTACAGCGCCAGTAAAACAAACAAAATCTCCCGCCTGTGCGCCATGTGAATTGTTAGTAACTACAAGAGTGGTAGAGCCAGATGTTGCGGCAAAAGTGACTGCGCCAGCAGAAGTGGTTACACGGATAGGAGTCACATCGTTGTACGTGCCGCCAGAAGAGTTTTGTATGTAGTATTTAAGGCTTGTACCAATGCCAAGTAAGTTATAGCCCGTTAAGTTAATCCAGTTCCACAAACCCTTGGTTACACCCCAAAACACTCCGTTAGTAACGGTAGCCTGAGTAGATGTTCCGCTAGAAACAAATGTACTTGTTGGGCAAGTAGTGGATGCAAGCCCAGCGTCTTTTTGCCAGCCACCAATTTTCTCAGGGAAGCCGGAACGGAAACGAATTTTGTCGCAGTCAAAATAGCCACCCTCGTTGGAGAGGGTAGTGCCTTCGCGGTTAACGCCGGGTCTAAATGCAAGTTTCTGTAATGGCATGTTTTATCCTAAGAACAGGGCGCGTTCGTCTTTACGACGATTCTCCAACCCTTTGAGTATTTTGCCACCCGCCTTGCAATACTTCAAGAGTTCTTCCGCAGCGCCTTCCATATCCCCACGCAGAACCTTCTGACGGAGGGTTGAACGCTGTAGTGTTCCCAGACCAACATTGAAACTAAAAGATATGAGAGCATCATATTGACCTTGAGTGAGGGGGACAGGACAGAACTGAACCACACCTCGCTCAAACCTAGCCAAATCTGCTTTAAGAATTCCATTGACTTCTTCCATGCTAAACGTGCGGTTGTCTGCGTTTTTAAGGGCAAACCCATCACGGTCTTCTATCTTCATCTTGCCCTGCTCTGGGTACAAGACATGCCCCACCCCCACCGTCCACAGCTTGGCTGGGCAACGATAAGGCTTTTGACGCACACCTTCATGGTGCGTAATCATCTTGAGGGCTTTGTCTGACAGGTTCATTTCTTGCCAAAGGCTTGAGTGCCAAACCAGAACGACACTACAGACGCCCAAATGATTTGTGTCTCGTTATCCCACAGCAAATCTAGTGCAACTTCAAATGGCACTTCCTTGTAGAAAGCAAACCAAAAGCCAAAGATTTCTACAAAGGCAAACAATATGAACAAGCCATAGGTTATGGCAGGACGCACCATAGCACGGGCGTTAGTTACCCACTGGCTGGCTCCTTGACCGATAGCAATGTCGTGGGCATATAGGGCTTGACGCTCTTGCATAGCAGTCTGTGCGTTGGTCACTTCAGCGTTAATCTGAATCTGCTCTGTTTGGATATGCTCGATGCGCTCTTGGGCTTCTAAACCGGCCTTACGTAAAGCCAGTTCTCTTTCGGTCTGCATCTGCGCCAAGGCTAGTTCATGCGACTTGTCAGCACGGTCTTGGAAGAAGTCCATCAGTTTGGGTAAACCGCCCATCAGGAAAGACAGTAGGGTTGAGAATAGTGTCATCATTTTTTAGCCTTTCAATTCAAAACTTAGATTTGCATGACGGGGGTATTGCACAACACGCTCCCCTTCAGGGCATTTGTATTTAATGGTTGCCAGCAAAGTTGCTTTACCACCAGCAATTTTTTCTTTACCTACCATTGTGAGTTGGTATGTAAATGTGTCAATCTCTGGCCCTGCTGGGCCGCTAAACTTGCTTGCGGTGGTGGTCGCCTCATGCACCATGCCTGCCGCATCACGAATACTTGGCGTAAAACTCTCAACAGAACAATCGTCCCGCTTCTTTATTCGTGCAACTGTGACATTGATGGGCTGTCCAACCTCTGACACGATTTTAAAATGCTCTGGAGTCCACTCAATGATGGCTCGGTCAAAAAAACCAAATTTATCGGCAAGTGTGTAACTGCCCCCTAATGCGGCAATACTAGCGGCAACCGCTCCAATAGTTTTGGCAAGGTCAATCATTTTGATTCCTTTAGTTCCCGTTTCAATTTACGCAACTCTTTGATTTCCTGCTTGAGCTGCGCTTTCATATATAGGGTTTCTACGTATGCCATTGAGGTCACTCCAACAATTACGCATATCGCCACTCCTATCAATATCCAGTAGACCAGCTTCGTAGTTGCCACATGAACCACCCAAAAAACATTGATATAAACATCACGGCAATCACCCCACTTATTGTTTCAATAACCCGAATCTCGTCTTGCTCTTGCTTCCACCTTGCCAGCCTATTCCTGCGTATCGTTTCTGACCTTGCCCATGCTTGTTCTTGTTCTATTCGGGCGTGCATCTTGAGGAATCGGCTATACAAGTCCTTCAACTCAGGAGGCGCATAGACCATTGCTTCCCTTGTTTGCTCCATCAACTTCTCCATCTGCAATTCAATCAGCGCACGCTCAATGGCTTTTTTGCTGGTGTTTTGCGTTGGGTCGTAGTTGGTCTTTGATGTCTCCTCTAGTTCAAGGTAGAAGTTTGTAATCTGTTGTTGCGTGTCAAAGAGGACACCAATGTTGTCCCCGATGTCTTTGATGAGTTTGAGTTCAAGTTCCTCGTAAGACTGTTGCTGTTTGGTTGTGGCTTTGGCTTTCGCTTTTGCCACAGGCTTGGGCGCTTCGTCTGGCTTGGCTGGTTTACTAACGAATAGACCAATGAACCAATCAAAAATGCCCTTGATTGCTTTGACATCGCCAATGACCTGCTCGGCTGTCTTCTTGGCCCCTTCCAACTCCATACGCCCTTCATGCAGGAGAGCACACCCCTGCTTGATAAAACCAACGGCGGTTTGGGCCGCCATGAGAAGAGTGAAAGGGTCCACATTCGTGTTTACCTAAAGTTTGGCCCCTGCGCCCATGTTACGGCGGAGTATCTCTCCCCCCTAGTAACCGGAGTCACAGTGTGCTCAATAAGTGAAGGGAACACGAGGATTGAACCTTGTGCGCGGGTGATAGGTATGTCGGACCCCCGGAACAAAAAGTCCCCGCCGTCGTAGTCCGCAGGGTCTGACAAAAATAAAGACACGCTCAATTTACGTTGCATCCCAGTCAAATCTTTTTGATGTATAGCGCCGTCTGTATGCCAATCGTAATGTCCACCAACACCGTATCGACCTAACTGAATATTCTCCGTGCCGTCAATATCAAAGTACCAATTGGCTTTTTGGTTAGCCATCAAAATATAAGACAGGAGTTTTGCTCCAAGAAAAGTTTCTTGGTGTGCCCAGCATATTTTTGTTTTTCTCTTATCCCCAATAACCATCTTAACGCCGTCGTGATACCCACCATCCATAACGTGCTCAACATCAAAGTGAGCTTCAATAAACTTTTTACAAGTTTCTTTTGGAACACAAGATTCCCAAAGCCAGTACGCATTATTACTAACAAAAACAGCACTCATAGCGGCACCGCCAAGCCAGCTTGCAGGGGGTTATCAATACCCGCTGGAATCATTGACGGGTCAAGAACGTCTTCCTCACGTTCCCCGGTACGCAGAGCGTGCAAACACGAGGCGATCGTGTCGTCCTCAAGCGCTGTTATGAAATGTCTTTTACCTTTGGCAATGTAGATCATGTGCGGCGCTTTGAAGATTGTCTTGTTGCCTTCAACGTCTACTTCCACGCTGCCTTTTGAGAGCAAAGTAACGTGGTCAAAATTGTGCACATGTCCCTCGTTGCGGTCACCAGCTTTTACAAAGTGCATCATACGAACCCACAAGTTTGAGACACACGTCATTTTTGTTTCTGGGTAGTTCATGCTGTTTCCCCTATTTTGATTCTGCCCGTGTCCCAATTCTCGGCTAGGACACAGCCACCAAACATCCATAACACACGGGGTGTGTTACCCCCTACCGTGGTCACATAATGCTCATGTTCGGATGCTAAATAGCAGTGTAAGTCACCAACTTCAATAGGTACAGGCTGACCCCCAACGTACAGAACTCCACCAACGTCCGCGCCTTGAGTCATTATGTTGCAGCGCAAAACTGAATGTTCGTACATTCTGGGGTCTCTATGGGCGTACACATCCCCACCGGGGAATGTGCAGCTTACTACTATGCCATCTTTACCGTGCCCTTCAATTAACGGTGCATTAAAGATGCCACAGTACTCTCTAACCTTATTGGACGTGCGAAGGGCGACTTCAGGATAGTTAAACCTAGCACCGTATAGCCTAGATGTAACACGCGTGTCAGGCGTTGTTGGTTGCCCACGAGCAGTAAACCCTATATCCAACCATTTCTTTTTCACCCCCTCTTCAACCCAAACGTTTAGCTCGGCTATATCCGCGTGGGGCAAAAAGTTTTTTATGACCTCTACGCGCATCAGAGGTTAGCTATGTTAATGGTTGTTGGGTCTTCAGAGAGAACACCGAACTTAACAAGCGCTTTAGCTAGTTTTTGTTCGTATGCAGCCTGTTCCCACATAGCTTTATTTGCTTGTTGTTCCGCTGTTTCCGGTTCATTTGCAGATATAGGCTGGGCAATTGCAACAATCTGTTCAAAGCCCGTAGCAGAAACTGCCGCCTGTTTACGTTCAACAAGCCATGTTGGAGCACGGTGAAGAATTTCTGCGTCTAGCACTTCTCCTGTTATATATGCGCCGTCAACAATAGGTACGTCTATTGCAAAAACCGCAATAGGTTGCCCGTCTTGTTTGTACAAAACTTCAATTTGCCCAATTTCGGGCGTTGTACGAATAATTTGATAGTCCATTACGATATGCCTCCATTAAATTTGATAGTCCATTACGATATACCTCCATTACGAGTTCCAACTGCTATATATGTAATATTTGAATTTCCGGTTATTGCACCGCCGCCTGCGCCGCCCGAATACGGACCCACATAAAAATAGTTTCCGTTGGGAGGGCCGCCAGTGCCAGTTGACCCCGCAGCGCCATAACTTCCGCCCGAGCCTCCGGGAAATGGCGAACCACTACCCCCGGGACCGCCGGAACCGGCTGCGGCCTGCGAACCACTAGGGGCGGTAGGGGCGTTCCAAGATGGACTCCAACCACCGCCCGATCCGCCTGCACCTCCAGCACCGCCGTTTCCACCTAAACCACCCCCACCTCCACCGCCCGTATAGGTACTAAAACCTTTGCCAACAGAGAAGGCTGTTGCCTTACCACCACCGCCGCCTCCACCTCCACCTGCAATGCGCCCCGGACCATTATCAATAGTAACGGCAACACTAACGCTAAGGGCTAACCCCCCAGCAGCCCCATCAGACCCCGGGCGGGCGTTGGGATTGGGAAAATTTTGTATCCCGGCACCGCTACCACCACCACCACCCATGCCTTGAATAGTACCGTTGTTTGTAAGTTTTACCCCATTGGGGAAAGCGCCGTCTATAGTAAGTGCTGGTGTTCCTGTGCTTGTGGAATAAACAAATATTCCGGGACTAATAGTGGCAATGACTTGAGCTGTTCCGGGCCATCCCGCGTTTATTGCTAGAGTACGTAAGTTGGCGTTGGTTTGATTAGATGAAATACTAAGAGGGAATGAGTTGGATTTGCCACTTAAATTGGTGATAGCAATCGTAGCTGGACTTGCGCCCACAGCAGCAAGCGTACGCACTGCTGCATCGTTCAAAGAAATTGTGGCTGTCGAACTAAGTGATAACTCAGTATTGACCTGAGAAAACGACAGCGAACTTCCGGGTACAACTGGTAATGTCATTTTTGCTCCTTATGGCGTGCCATAGCCTGTTACGTTAGCAAGCATGATAAAGTTGCCCGAAGAATCCATCGAGGCAATGTTGGTAGCTCCGTACTTAAAGTACAGTTTACCGCCCGACTCTACAATTGAAAAATTGGTTGTAGCCAAGCTACCAGCACTACCGCTTGTGTTTCCAGTTACGTTTCCCGTCACGTTACCCGTTAAATTGCCTGTGACGTTTCCAGTCACGTTACCCGTTACGTTGCCAACAATGTCCCCAACCATGTAGTTGGTAGCCGTCACAATATCTGTACCGTTGGACACTAACAACATTTTTTTACCGTTGGGTACTGCTACTCCAGTCAGGCCGGTTACCTTTACAGTTACCGCGCCGCTGGAACAGTTGTTGTAGATGAAGTACAGCTTTTTATTAGCTGGTACTACTAGCGTTCCACCGCCTGTGGTGGTCAACTCCAAGAACATATTTCTAGCCGTGGCTGACGCGCCACTGGTCATTAGCAGAGTGTCAGTGCCCCCAGTCATTACTTGGGTTGTGTAGCCTGAGATAGCTTGCTCAATCAGCGTGCCGAGGTTGGTGTTGGTCGTGGAACCCCAGTTACCCGCTTGGTCGCCAGCGCCAATAAGTTCAATGGCTAGGTTGGTTGAATAGGTACTGCTCATTTAAGTTCCTTTGCAAGTGCAGTGACCTTATGGTCAAGTGCTTTTATTGCTTCAATTAGCAATGGTACAAGTTTTTCATACCGCACAGTTAAGTATCGCTCATCAATAGGCGCTGGAGCCACTGCTTCTGGTTGAACTGCTTGTACCGATTGAGCACTTACACCAACCTCTTGAATAGACGCATCGTAACCAAGAGACACCGCTATTTCATTAGCGTGGTACAGCATAGTCTTGATTGCGTGGACTTTGCCAAGGGGGTCTTCAATATCGCCTATTTTGGTTTTTAAGCGCTCGTCAGAGTAGTACGCAGTAATGTTGTTGGTTGCGCGAATCTCGCCAGCAGTAGCTGAACCCGCCGTACCCACACCAAGTGAGTTGAACTGGACGTTGGATGATGTAGCAACAGCCTGACCAATAGAAACTGTAACCGCGCCCGTTGCACCAGACACGGTAACACCTGTACCAGCTACGTTGGATGTAACACCTGAGTTGGTAATTGTTACTGCACCAGTTGCGCCTGATACGGAAATACCCGTACCTGCCACGTTGGAAGTAACGCCAGTATTGTTGACAGTTAGAGTACCAGCGCCTGTTGTGGTGCTAATACCGGTACCAGAACCTAAAGTGGCTACGGTGTAATTTGTTCCGTTACCAACTAATAGTTGCCCGTTAGTCGGGGTTGTTGTAATTCCTGTACCGCCGCTACCAACGGGTAAAATAGAACTATTTGATGCAGTTAATGTTGTGCCATTAACATACACAGAACGGCTAGCTGGGTAAGTAACAAATACATTTTTAGTACCTGCGCTAAAGTTAACTGCTAAATTAGAATTACTAGAAGTAAGTATCGTATCTCTAGATAAAGTTGTACCAGAAGTAGTATATGTACCAATCCCAATTTCAAACTCGGAGGTGGTCTGCCCTGCAATTGTGTAGTACGTAGTGTTAGCATCACCTACGGCTGCAAAAGATTGAAAGCCTGATACTGCACCGGCAAGCGTAACTGTGCCGGTACCTGTTGTAGTGGTAGTTTCTTGAACGCGATCCGCTAGTACAAGTGCCATGATTTCTTCCTTTTAAGGCGTGCTGATTGTAGTCCAGCTAGGTGTTTGTGTGGTAGGTATTGGAATCCAATACGCGGGGTAAACATTTCCAACAGACCCTGTGGCAGATACGCCAGTCAAAGCGAGTGTTCTGCTAATTGTTATTGTTCCAACCGAACCGGTGGAAGAAACTCCAGTAATGGCAAATTCAGTACCTAACGAAACAGAACCAACCGATCCTGTAGCTTCAACACCTGTATTTAGAACACCAGCCTCACCTGTGGCAGACACGCCCGTTATCGGGAACGACCGTATAAATGCAACCGTGCCTACAGACCCTGTGGCAGAAACTCCGGTCAGTTCTTGTGTGCCTGTTAGCGAACCAACTTCGCCGGTTGCCGAAACCCCCGTTAGGTTGACGTTGACACTAACAATAGTACCAACGGTACCAACAGCACCAGTAGCTGATACACCAGATATAGCGACAATTTCATTGGGCGGGTCTGTTCCTACAGAACCCGTTGCTGATACCCCCGTAACACCCATAGAGGTGCCTTGGCTTACTGTTCCAACATCTCCAGTAGCGGAATTACCAGTAAGACCAAAAGCATAGTCTATACCTGCGGTCCCAACTGACCCTGTGGCATTTACCTCAGTTATGGCTACAACTACGCCCCCGTTAGCAACAGTCCCAACCGCCCCGGTCGCGGCGTTACCCGTCAGCGCTGCGCTAACGATTAAAGGGACATCGCTAAATGGATTAGCAGATAACGGGACAAAACCAAACATTAGCTACCTCCGTAGCTAAGGTTTAAGCCAAACGAAGCAACGCGTTGGTTGAGTCGTTGGTTGGCATTGTCAGGGTAAAGGTACCCGCTGTAATTGTTTGCGAACCGAATGTATGAACACTAACGGCTTTGTTGGACTGTGTAGAGTTATAAATAAACACACAATCAAAAGCTGTAGAAAGGGTTACGGTGCTGTAAACAATTGAAGCGGATGGTGTAATAAACGCAGTAGTCGATGTAGACGTTGGCGCAGTACCAAACGTAACAGTTACGCCGCCCGCAGAATAGCCAGTACCAGAGACTTCGCCTGTTGCGCTGTAAACTGTGGTGGCTGCGTTAATTGTGGCAGAAGCCAAATACAAAGCTGCTTTGAATGTATCCGCTGTAGCCGCAGTATGGGCGGGGATGCCTGTGGCGTTGAACGCGTGAACAGCGTTGAATAGGTCAACCTTGAACGATGTGCACATTGCTTGGGTATTAGCCATGATATTTCCTTTAAGCTAAAGATGCCGCCACTGGCGTGCCGATTACAGAGCGTTTTAATGCCATGTCAACTGAACGATGAACAAGTTCATCATCCAACCAATACTCTACCCATGTGGTAGTTTCATTTTCGTTGTCAAGTGAACCTTCTCTTTTTTCAAGCAGAGAGGTGTCCATCTCACCATGAATTGTATTTATAAGTGCCATTACGTAATCCTTATGATTGCTGAAGTGTTGGTAACTGCGGGGAATTGTACGGTAAATGTTGCAGTAGAAGTCTTATCTGCGCCAAAATCTAATACACAAACTGCTGGGTTTCCACCACCGCTTAGATAGATTAACGCACCCCGTGCAGTTATTGCGCCTGTCCATGATGTGTTATCAAATGATATGTACGCTGTGTCTCCATTACCGACCGTTGGGACTTGAGCTATGGTCAACAAATTACCGCCCGCTACATAGTTGCCACCAGACGCTTCGCCTGTGGCAGTGTACGCAGTTGTGTCTTCATTGAGAGCGGCTGAGTTGGTATACAACGCCAAATAAAAACTACCAGACGTAAAGTTAAACGTGCCATTCATCAAGCCCGTCTTAAACGTATTGCAGGTGAAGTTGCCTGTGAACGCCATTATCTAATTCCAGTGTTCTGTGGCAGAGGAGCTTCACGATACTGACCACTACGGTAAGCATCGCTACGCTCTAGACCATCTCCGAGGCGTTTAGCCAAGGCCAATGCTTCCTTGTACTTAGTGTCGTAAAGCACGATTAAATCTTGCTCACCTTTCATGTACGTGTACGCTTCAACTAATGAGCCATATAAAAGGACTGTGTCAAAGTTATCTCCCAACCAAGTTGTGTACGTAGGAATACTACCAGTAGTGATTGACTCTGGGTAATAGTAATAATGCAGTTCAACACTATAGGATGCGTCAGGTGTTGGGCCAATAATAAATGTTAGTTCCGCCGCGTTACCAGACTGTGGACCAAATAGCGCGTAGTATTTAGGGGCGCCAAGGTCTGTAGGAGTTGGATATGCTTCACGAAGAAAGTTAACATCTTTATTTAGTAAAAATGTGTACGCCCCTGTAGTTGGGTCTATAGTTGCTATTGAATACGTGGATAAAAAATCTGTGGGGCAATTTAAATATTTATTGTTGTACGCCATAACCCCCGTTACATTTTTACGAATAGATGGGAACTGTACCGAGTTATAAATGCGTTGCTCTGCCTGCGTAATCAGACGGTTAATCTGAGTCGTTGAAGTCACAACTGTACTATCCGCCAACGTAGTGGTGGGAAAGTTGTTCTCCGTGTAGGTCTGAATTGCCGTTACTAACTCGGAATAGTTCATCCCATTTTCCCGCTAATTTTGCGCCCTTTGGTTGCAGCGCCGTATCCACGCATCACGCCAACACCATATGGGTTAACTGGAGCATAGTTGCCTTTGCTGATACCGCTAATAGACGGATTCATCTCTGTCATGCACTGAGCACCAGTCTCTGTAGGTAGTCCTGCTTTAAGTGCTTTACCAGACATGTCGTGTGGCTGGGCATAAACGCTGGCGTCACCAACTTCTTTACCCATAATTTTTTTGCTAAAAGTAGCCATTACTTGCTCCCCTGATTCGTTGCACGGGACATGTTACGTCCTTGACGCATACGGTCTTCAGAAGTAGGGCCGCCCTTTTTGAGCTTAGTCATTGGCTTGCCGGGATGCAACTTTTTCTCATGCTTGTGCACTGCACCAGCAATCATTTTCTTGTCCTGCTTTAAGTCTTTCTTGTCCATTTTTAACTCCTAAGTTACGCTAACCGTTACTGTACCAAGTTGTACAACCAAATTCAAATTATTTGGTGTCAACGCCGCATCAAAACTACTTGCCCCACCAACAGGATTCCAGCCCCATTGAAAGATTCGGCTACCACCACCGCTATACCCATCCGCTAACAGACCAGAAACCGTATAGCTTCTATCTGGACGTGGATTCCTCAAAGCCTGCGGGTCGTCTACAGGAAACATACCCAACTGCAACTGCGGATGGTCTGGGTCCCAACACTCTGGACACACCAACAAGTTGTAGTTCTTTAACTTGATAATCTCAGTCTTCAGAACCTTTAACTTGAACCGCTGACCACAGCGGTCACACTCCGAAATTGCATTTTTGCCAGAAGCAAAACGATTACCCATTAGATAACCCTACCTTTTGTCTTTCCGCGCTGGGCAATCCCATCTGCACGGGTTGAAGCCGTCACCTTGCCACCCTTGGCAAAACTATGCATCAAAGTAACTCCAGCACCGCCACGGCGGTTCTTTACACCGCTGAATTTATCATTTGTTGTATCAACGTCGTAATAACCTTGCAAAGCCGTATCTTTGCCTAACTTCTTTGTGCCCATAAGTCTTGACCCAAGGGCTTGACTATCTTTGTCAACCGACAAATACCTAGGCATATACATAACGCCTTCTCGGACTTGAGACATATCTATAGGAACCATCCTAGGACGACCAGTCGCTTCGTCTATAGGAATTGCCCTTGGACCGGAATCTGCAAGCGATTCACGAGAACGAGAGGCTACGGAATCATCATCTTTAGCCACGACTACCTCCCAATGTAGGTCTGTCTAGGAACTAACCGAAGAGCTGCCTTCTCATGGTCTTCATACGCAGCCAGTTCCCATGCCTCGTCATACTGAGCTTTCAACATGCCAATACGCTCCATACCTTGCGGTACTTTGCCAGCGATGTAGTACGACAGACCAGCCGCCATACATGGGATAAATCTAAACGGTACGTCCATAATGTTCACACCGCCACCAGCGTCCTGCGTGCGGCGTAGACGCCAGTAAACAAATGTGTATGGCTGTACGTTATCGGGGGTAGGCCAAACGGTTACCGCTGGCACTTGTTGCCAGTACACAGTAGCCGCAGCCGTGTGCGCTACAGCAATCGTATTTTGCTGACCACGGAAGCAACTAGATAGAGTGCCACTAACGGCGTTTGTGTTCTGAGTGATATACCCGTAATTGATAATCTCATCATCAATCTTTATAAACCCCGCTGCGGGTAAACCTGTAACATCACTCAGCACGATTGTGTCTGATGTACTTGTAATAGTTGTAGTCAGCGTAGCAGAGATGGGACTAGCCTGCCCGTTGTAACGCTGAATCCAAACCTGAATAGGTCTGGCTTGGGTTAATTTGTTTGGGATCGTAGCGTAGGTGCTAACGCTAATCCGTGTGATTGTTAGGTCGGCTTGATTAGACGTGCTGTTTGCGTCAGTACGAATCAAATGCTCAAGAAGGTCGATCGTATCGTTTGGTAAGGGGTACGTGTTCTGCCCCTGAACTAGGGTAATAGACCCTGTCTCGATTGTCCATAGATTGATGCCACGGTTTGCCCAGTCAGCAAACATGATGTTGAGGCTACGACGTGCAGTACGCAGGTCATATCCAGTGCGCATTTCACTACCAGCGCGTTCAAACGCCTCCTCGACCAACTCAGATAGGTCAAGGTTAAATGCGGACGCTCCGGAGGTGTTTGCCATTATCTAAATCCTGCTGTTTTCTTTGCGATCGTTTTGGGTTGTGCTACGAATTGTTTTCCGGCTTTTTTGCCAGCGCGTTTCGCACGCGTTGTTGCAGCATACTCACTAGCGCTGAGGCTTTTGATCGCAGCTTCTGGAAGGTAGCGCTCACCTGTTTTACTAGACGGTTTTCCACTTTTGGTTCTCCATTTTTGGTCGCCCCAGTTTTTTAAAGACTGTTGTGGCGCTTTCAATCTCTGTAACCCCCACCTGCGGCCTTATAGCGTTTAGCCATAACTTGAGCCTTGCGTGCTGACCACTGTCCTGCACCAGTACCTACGATTGCCGCAGCTTTGACGCTGTTAAAAATACGTTTGCGTAACTCTGGCTTGGTGTAGTTACCAGCCTCATTTACTTTGGACTTGGTCTTGCCACCTTCAGCGTACTGTGTGAAGTCGGTATCATCCCTTCGGGCAGTTCTCTTGCCTTTGGGCATCTTTGAGCGGCTGATAGCGCCCATACCGCGACTTGACATCATTTAGCACACCTTCCCACGGGTTTTACCCTTAACGCAACATCCGTCTGCGCGGGAAGAAGCAGTCATACCGCCTTTAGCGTAGTTGTTACCCATAGCATTTGTTTTGCTAGTCTCTGTATTGCTTGACGGCGGCTTTGCAAAACCTTCTGCTGGGTTTCTACCCGCACGTTCGGCTGGGGGTTTAGCGTAACCTTCAGCCTTTAGAGGCTTACCGTCAACGCGAATACCACTGCCGGGTTCTACAGCCTTTACTTTCCCTTTGGGGATTGGCTCATCCACCGGAGTGGAGTCTTTGTATTTAATGTCAGCCATGATTAGCACATCTTTCCACGGGTTTTACCCTTTTGAGCAATACCATCAGCGCGTTTAGAAGCAGAGGAAGCCATGCCGCCAGAAGCCATCTTCTTGACTGCGCCGCCTTTTTTGAAGCCGTCTTCACTACCACGAGGGCGTATAGGTACATTAAACGCGCCAGCGAGGTTACGAACGCGGTCAACTTCAGAAGTATCACGCTCCATGCCTGTGGGGGCACGAGACACATAGTTACGCATACCTTCTTCGGTAGTGCTGTTGGCTTGTGGCGTACGACGTGGAACATAGTTACGCATCCCCGCTTCAGTCGTACTGTTTGCTTGTGGTTGGGTTGGCATAGTTACACCACGACCAGCGCCAGCCATTGAAGTTGTACGAGTACCACGACTCATACCAGCCTCAGCATTACGGGGATCACGGGGGCGAGTGCCACGACTCATACCAGCTTCATCGTCAGCAGAAATAGTAGATCTAGAACTGGGAGCGGTTGCGCGTGCGCGTGGAGCGGTTGGCTTACGGCTGGGGGTAACAGTCTCCGAAGTGCCGGGGGCACCGCGAGTCAATGAATCACGAATATCCATTGCATCTTGGGAACTGTTTGCGGCCTCAAGTGGGTCACGAGTGGCATAAGATGGTTGTACATCAACGCCGGTATCAGTATCACGATCTGCGCCCTTTTTACCTTTGGACAGCATCATGCCCAAGGCTCCAAGAGCGGCTAATCCTGCTAAATCTTTTCCTCTTGCCATGATGTGCTCCTTAGCAGGCTTTGCCGCCTCTGTTCATTTTAATCATTGAGCCTTTGGTTTTACCCTTGGACTCAACACCACCACCTTTAGCCATACCGCCTTTGTTCATAAAAGCAGGTACTTTTTTACCGTCTTTCATTTTCATGGGCATACCGCCTTTTTTCATACCTGCCATGTCAGCCATAGGAGTAGCTTTTTTCATGCCGTCCTTAGCAGTGCTCATGCCAGCCTTCATTGTTGGCTTGCCCATTGCTGAAGGCTTTGCGTCCTTCTTTTTAGCCATCATTGCCATAAATCCGGGGTTCATTTTGCTTGCCATACTTCCACCTTTTTTAAAAAGTGCCGCTGCACCGTGATCGGTCTTTGGCTGGTTTACTACTTGACGATCTGCTCTAGTGCCACTGCCACCAGAACCAAATTTCATTCCCTTACTCTTGTCACTGAACTCAGCGCCAACAGATTGGGGTACACCCACTTTCTTGGCAAACCCTTTGTTGTGGGCTACCGCGTCCATGAATTTCTTCTGTTTCTCACTTACTGCTGGCATATTTCTTTACCAGCTTTTGAACTGTTGCAGTCTCGTATATGCGAATACACATCCACACGATACCCAAAAGGCTACCAACTAGCGTGGCTACTGGAGTCATCCAACCCATTACGCCAGAGAACGTAACTGTTAGAGCAGCCCCGTCAGCAATTGCTTTAATTTCATTGCCTTCCATATCAGCACATCCTTCCTTTGGTTTTACCCTTTTGGGCAATTCCGTCTGCTGAGTTCACATACCCGCCTTCAGCGCAGTTCCATGCTCTAAGACTTTTATTAATCCTAGAATTCGGGTCGTTCGCTGTTTTTGCGGATGTCAGTTTCTTTTTCATCCCACTCATGCGGGCGCAGAAAGAGTCGCGCCTTGAGCCGCCCTCGGGTTGCGGC